GGCCATATTTACCTCTTTTTTGACAATAAAAACCCTCATGCGAGGGTAGGTGTGTTTGATTATTGACTCTGTTATAAATCAACAGGTTGCAAAAGTTAAAATGTGTTATACACCTATCGTAGGTGTATAACACCAGTTAGACGACATTGGCCGTTTCAAATGCCGCCCATTTTTCAACTAAGTCACCAAACTGTTCGTTGGGTTCTTCGTAGTAGTAAAAACCTGTTTCCTCACTCCAACGCGCAACCTGATAGCCTGTTTCGCTCCATTCAGGGCAGTAACAAAGGATAGGCTGTTCCACAGGTGGCAATTCACCGCTATTTACATCAATCCACTTCATCATAATGTCGTACTCTGTTGTTCATCGTTAAAACACATCTAACTCTCGTTCTAAGCGAAAAGCACCCATCTAATAATTACAGTTCTTTTTAATTTGGTGTAAAAACATCTAATTAAAATATCTGTGTGGGTGCTTTCGCCTAAACTTTTTAGTTAGACACCAATACCCATCATAATCTTGTACGCAATTTGCGGGACTATTGCGTTTCCGAGTGACTTACATCTGTCCACCCTATTGGGTAGCCCATCATCCACTCGACAAATTCTGGGCGAAGTACCCCACCCATTACGCCATCTAGTTTCTGCGCTTCGTGCGTTAGTTTGTATAAATTCCCTGTCCTGTTGTCGCCGTTCTCCCTCATTTTCTGTCTGCGCTTGTCCACCGATACCCAAGATTCGCTCCCTTCCAGCGCGAGGGGTGTTCGCAATAATCCAAACTCTGTTGCGAATGTGCGGCGATTCAACGGCGCAAGCTGGAATAATGAGCGGCCTGACTTCATATCCTTCACTTTCCAAATCATTGCAGACGCTATCAAGCCCGTTGGCAACGTGTCCTTCAACATTTTCACACACAACCCAAGCTGGTTTCGCCTGTCTAATAACTCTGAGCATTTCTGGCCATAAGTGTCGATGGTCATCCGTCCCTTTTCGCTTTCCTGCTGTTGAAAATGGCTGGCATGGGTAGCCGCCTGTAATAAGGTCGATTCCTGCATATAAACTCCCGTCGAGTTCTCTAATATCCCGATGCACTGGCACACCAAGAAAGTTTTTGTTTAGTACCTTGCAAGCAAAATTATCTATCTCGCAAAAAGCTACCGTTTCAAATCCTGCCCATTTTGCTGCTAATGCAAACCCACCAATGCCGCTAAATAAATCTAAATGCGTCATCGCTATCCCCGTGTCTAACTCTGCATGAAGTCCGATAACCACCCAGACATTTGTTTAAGTCATAAATCATCGCATAAGTGGTTACGGCTTATGCGTTGGTAGTTAGGCATCCACTCTTGCTATCCAGCATTGGCTTGCAACATCTGCAAACCCTCTAAAACGCTCATTTGTTAGAGGGCTTTGTCCCACCTCACACATAGGGGCTAAGTCGCTAACCAGTCTGTGAAAACTGTCCATGCTAATTTCATAAACGTCCCACAATTTTTGCTCAACATCGTCTGGCTCGTAATCTTCACTAAACCCTAGTAATTTTGCTGCTAGTTCTTCTGCATCGTAGTCGCTAATAGTCATCATCCACCTCTCGTTAGTTGGTCATTTATAAGTGCAAATAACCTTTTTGCTGATTGTATTGTACTTGTGGCTACACATATTTCTTCCGCATGAGGAACAGTATCTCTCGCTATGCGTTTCTCCCCACATTTCCTTCGGCAAAGGAATGTTATACTTCTGCTGAATTAAATCCGCAGCCGATAATGCTGCCTCACATAAAGTTGTAACTTCATGGTTTACGCGGGTGCATTTGTTTGCTGACTTTCTTAGCATTAGCATCGCTAATTCGTCTAAATCCTGTGCTGTTAATTCCACCATCTCGCTATCTCCCGTCTATCGCCAAAAGTGCCTAACTCTGCATCAAACCGATAAAGCCCCAGCCACCTGTGCAGGTTCGCTTTTGTTGGGCTTTACGGCTTATGCGTTGGTAGTTAGACACCAAATATCACCACCATGCTCGGGAACGGGGCAGGGTTTTTACAGTCGCCAAACTTCAAACGCCCCTTAATAAATTCAATGTTTCCTTGTGTGCAAAAATCGTGAAACCATCGTGTGTCTGTTCGCGCTGGTAATAAACAAACAACCTTCTTTGCCGTCTTATCAACAAAAACGCTTTCAAAAGCCTTCTTTACCCACTTTCCAATTTCACGGCCATAGGGCGGGTTCATCCATACATTGCCTGTCCATTCCTGCGTTAAGCCATCTTCAACAACAGTGTAAAACTTCTCACACTTTGCATTGTCATTGTTCGCGCAAACATCCAATTCAAAACCATGTACAGCATGGTATTTATCAAAAAATGCTTTCGGTGTAGCCCATAAGTCCGTAGCACTTGAAAACATTACATCAGTATTCATCGCCATTCCAGTGTCTAACTCCTGCGTCAAGTGCGATAACACCCCATGCAGCCATTGCACTTTTCGGCATTATCGCGTAAATTTATTAAATGATATTCGCGTGGGTGTTACACCTTACGCGCTTAGTTATACAATACTCGGTAACCGATCTCGGCTCTCATTAACTTGGACTGGTCAACAGTTTGCTGAGAAAACACTGGGATAGTAAACTCCACTAAGGGGTTGCCGTCCAAGTAGTAAGTTTCCTTACCTTCACGGATTACAGTACACATACAACGCTCTCTCAACGAGTCGATTGTCCAGTTATTACCTAAACGCTCGTTAAGTAACTGCATCAGAACAGCTTCTTTCTCATGAACAATTTTGAGCGCGAATTGTTTTGCTAACTCTGCTACTGACATGGTTGTCCTCCTTGATCCGCCAAAGCCTCAATCTTTGCCTTCACATGGTTATAAACACCCCAAAAGCTATCAGTACCAAGCAGTCCACCTGTGCCGCTACAAACCTCAAACTTATCGGAATCTCTGAAGCAGGAGTAATGTAAGTCACTCCAACCAGCCAGTGTCTTGGCTCTCCAAATCTTCAATGTGCAGCCCTTAATGGTTCTAATCATTACCATTCCCCTGAAGTTCACGCACTGTAATTTCGTACTTTGGCTTACCGTTTTCGGTAACAATTACAGGCTGACCTTTGGCTAAAACGTGTTGTGAAACTACGGCGCAAGCAACGCCCGTAACATCTTGCTTATTTGCGCCCCAACTCCAACCGTCTTTTAGAACCGTTCCTGCGTAAATTCGGTTTGTCAGTGGGCTATTCCCAACGTGTAGATTCTTTAACATAAGACCCCCTAAACCAAAATAGTCTTAACTTTCTCATACAAAGCCGTCACCGTACCATTGTTATCAATCACATGATCGAAAACCCAGTCCTTCAAGCCTCCCTCACTGCTGTGGCCAGTAACTGCTTCTGCCTTTTCCCGCGTAACCCGTACTGTTTTTACTATCCACTCTTCAGGGTTTAAGTTTTCAAGAAGGAAGTTTCCCTCTAACGGAAAACGAAAATCATCGACGATAACACTTACCCCCTTTGGTAAAGCCCCCAACTTGGCCAGCATAATCTCACCCCACAATGTTGGCACACCTGTGGCCTCGCGCCACTCGGTACCAAGGGTCTGCATCAGTTTACGGTAGGTGATTTCTGATTTTAAGTTAGCTACTTGGCCTTCCTTGTTATCCCCGTTCAGAGCTTCAAAGGTCATGCCTGCATCATGCTGAAGTTCACCCTTTAATAAGGCATTAAGCATACGTTTCAAGGGTTCGGCAAAAGGTATCCGCTTCACATCATACTGGCCACGATTACCTAGTATCTGAGCAAGGTAAGTAGCCACCGTGGATTTACCCGATTGCGGTGCATCAGCAGCGATTAAAATTAACGTGTTCTTCATAGAGTTAACTCTCTCAACTTAGAGGTTTAAAAATAGGGTTACAACCTCTACGAACAAGTACGTCGTAATCGAAAACAACGTGGCCTTTCTGACCGCAAAATGTGCAGTCTAGGTTGCTGATCTTAAAGTACTCCACAATAACTTCTTTGCCTTGAGGTCCTAACTCTGAGGACAAACGATGGTTCTGCAAGCTAACCTCTGAAGCCTCTGCCTCGAATACAGCTCGACAGGACTTGCAGACTCCCTCCAAAGTGGGGTCTATGTTGAAGTCAATTAACCCTTCTTGAATCATTTTCATAAAGTTTTCCTAGAACGAGCGACAACCCGTTCCCCTATTTTGGTTGTTAAGGCGGCCTGTACTGGCCAGCCGCGTTTGAGTCTTACACTGATAGTCCCGCGCTTTAGGCCGAGTTCACGTTCACGCTGAGGGACATTTACCCCGTCTAAAATCCGCGCTTTCTGTTTCCCAAAGCCTTGCATCAATTCAGGATTACCTTTTGGCTTAGGCATCAAGTGTGGCAGTGGACGGACTCTGTATTCGATACCAAAATGCTTAAACCATTGACGGACTGTCTGAAGGCTTACATCAAAGAACTGGCCAACTAATCCTACGGAATAACCCAGCTCGGTGTAGTAAGAAAGAAGAGAACCTAAGCTCTCTTCTCCATTTTGCTTTAACTCAACTTCAACTTTTTCGAGTTTTGTTCTCATCTTTCAACCAGTCTGCCAGTTTAAGTAGCCCTGTAACCGCTGCATAACTCACTGCAAAGTGCAGCAGAGCTACGGCAACACACAGACCTGCCAAAAGAATTAAAGCAACCCGCGTCAACCATCTAGGCAGATTCAACAAGTTGTGCAAGGTAATCATCCAGCACCTTTTTAAGGTTGGGTTTAAAGTAGTTCGGTCCTTTCAAAATCTTACCGTCTTCACGGTAAATTGGTAGACCATCTGCGCCAAGTTTGCTCATGTTTGAAGCGTGGACTTCAAGGAAACCCAGCTCAAATGGGAAGTTCAGGCTATCGGCAATGCCGATACAGTAGTCGAGCAAATTTTGCAGGTTACGCAGAATCGTGCTGACCAAATAGCTTTTGGTTGACGGGAACTTATTCAAGTCCATTAAGTTTTCGCTTAATAAGGTTAACTCAGCCGCTAAAGGTTGAAAGATGTCATCCATTAGCTGAAGCTCTTCAAACATTTCCTGACTAACATCAGAGCTATCTAAATGCAAACCGAAGGCACAGGCAGTACCGATGGTCACAACCGCTACATCAACCAGCGAGTCGAAGATTTCGATGATGGCCGCTTCTTTCGCTTCACCATCTTGCTCAGGATCGTTCAGGATGATTTCCGCATCCATGCCCTCTTTCAGTTCCTCAGTAATTAAATTGAGGCGAAGGCCAACTAGCTTTGGGTCAAGCAAGTTTTTCATCGACACCTGAGGCTCATTTGGATGGCCAAACTTGGTATGAAATTCAGCAATTAACTTTTGTAAATCTTGCATATTAAATCCTTAAAACTGCGAAGCGGGTCGGGTAACGACCTGTGTGGTTGGGAAAGCATAGTAGATAATAAAGTCGTTAGTACACTTACTGCACAAGTTGACTAGACCGTTAATTTGGCGATCGCGCTGATGAAACTTAGCCGAGTCATCACGGTGCGGAAACTGTGAAACTTCTGTCCGAGCCTGAATGGAGTAAGCATAAATCAAGTCCTCATGGCGGCCTAACTCTTCTGAAACCATCTTCAGTTTCACAGCTTCAGCCAACGGGGATAGGTCACGCCAATCCATCTCATAACAAAGCTGATTTACACCAGCGTTTCTTTGCAGAATCAACAACGCGGTTGCAACTTCTTTGGGACTTAGCATCTTATAATTTCCAGTAACGGTTAATGATTACGTTGAAGTTTATCATTAACCGTTTTGGGGTTTGTTGGAGTTAGGTAAGTAAGGCTTCCAGTTCTTTAATCAGTTGCCTTACCTCGGCGGGGGTTAGCTCCTCTGTGAAGTGCTTATCACACTGCTCCTCAAAAATAAGGTTGCCGTTAGCTTGTTTTTTCACTGCAAAAACATGATCGAGCCTATCTTCTAAAATCGACATAAAAACCTCTCAAGAAAAAATAACACGTTTCAAGTTCTCAATCTCAACAGGCTCGTCCTCGTGACTCACCAACACAACCTGCTCAACCGAACCGCTTTTGATTAAGTTTGCCAAAGCCTGCCACAGTAAACCTGTACGGTTCACATCCATCGAAGCATCTAACTCGTCACCGATAACGACGCTGAAAACCTTATGGGTTAACACTTGTCCTAAAGCAATCCGCAGCGCAATGTTAATCACCGCCTGTTCACTGCCTGAGAACAACTCAACTCGTTTACCGTCAGCTTTGACCGAAAAATCATCAAGCATTTGGATTAAGCGAATGACACCATTAGTCATCACGGTTACTAACGCGCTCGCTGCTCTATTGAGAGAAGGTAATAAGAAACTTTTAATGCGTTTCTTAGTCTCTTTTAAGCCAGCAATCGCAAGCTTATGGTCAGCAACGGTTAGTTCTAACTCGGCAATCCGTTCAGTACGTTTTAAAAACTTAGCGGCTTCCAGCTCATAAGTAGCCAACTGGTAATCGTATTGCTCCGAAGCTTTAACCCAACTTTCCATGCTTCTTAGGCTTTCCTCACAACCTTCAAGACTTGTAACGTGAGCTACCAAAATCGCATTCTTGGCCACACTCTCTTTGAAGTGAACCAAGTTAGCTTCGTAGGTTGCGAAGGCCGCTACAAGGCTATCTTGATGCTTGAGGGCTTGCTCTAATTGGCCACAATACAAATGGTCAAAAGTTACGTCGCCTAACTCATCAAGCTGCTGCATGATTTCGGTATAGCGTTTTGATTTGGCTTCGTAAGTCACCACATCGCGTTCAAATTTATCTAAACGCTCTAACTGGAGCTTATAATCGGTAGCGAAGACTTTGTACAGTTTCAGTAACTCGGCTTCAACTTCAGAGATACGAGCCAAGTTAGGTAATCGCATTTCTTCGACGATGAGGGAGGCTTCGGAGTATCTTCCGTTTTCCACAATGTCGTTCGTTAAAATGGAAGTTAAATCCTCGGGTTTAACCAAAAGTCCTAAAGCTTTGCTGACGGAAGCTAACTCATGTTCAGCATTAGGTACAAACTCATGCTCGCAAACAGGGCAGGTAACAAGGTGAGCTGAAACCTCTTTGAACCGTTCTACCAGTTTGTAAACTTGACTACACCAACGGTCGTTATCAATCTCCTCCCGTGTCAGCCGAGGTTTATCCAGCAAGCCACGCTCTTGTTCAAGCAAGCCAATCTTTTTATCAAGGTCAGCCATTGCCAACAGTGCTTCTCTTGGCAGCGTGTCAGGACGTATAGGGGCAGCAAGCTTGAAGCTGTCACGCTCTTGGATTAAGCGTTTTTGCTGGGAAACTTTCTGACCGATTTCTGCTTTACGAGCAAGCCAAGATTTCACGTCTTCGCGCAACTTCTCCAAGCTCTCTTCATCTAAGATAACCCCGTTTGGTTTTACAGGCTCAACCAAAGGTACGATCTTAGCCTTAGCTGTACGGTAACTGAGGACGACACCTTTTAAGCTTTCAAGTTTTTCGACTCTCTCATTAGGCAACAAAAACTGAGCTGGCATCTTAGGAACGACAGGCTGTGAATGAAGTAGCGTATTCGCTTTCAAGTCTGCCGACGCTTCTAAAAGTACCTTATTCAGTTCACTAATAACCTTGTCGATAACTGTTAACCCTACAGTGTTCTCCAGCACTTGACGACGGTCTTCGGGGCGTAGGCGGTCAGTGAGGGCGTTAACCTGCCCTTGGCGGATATGGTTCGCTACGTTATAAACCTTCAAGCCGTAGCCCAAGAGTTTTAGCATCGCGGCGTTGACCGCTGTTGTACCAGAAGCTGTGGGATTTTTACCTTCGTACAGCATCGTTTCCTTTTTACTGCGAACGACACGGAGGTCTTTGCCGCGCACTTTGAAGAGAAGCTGTACATCTAAGGTCGGGAACTCTTCCAGCGTACCCCGTAGGGCGGCAGTCCCGAACAGGCAATAGGAAACCATCTCCAGTATCGTGGACTTGCCACGTCCGTTGGGGGCGGTGAGAAGGTTAAAGCCCTTCTCGAAATTGATAACGGCATCAGCAACCGTAGGGTGGCCTTTGAGGATGAGTTTTTGTAACATTATGTGTTCTCCATCTTCAGTTCAGTTAAACGGTCTTTCACCCAGCTTGTTAAGCCTTCGGAAACCCCCTCTAAGCACTCGGTTAAAATGTTGTCGCTGTTGAACGAGTCGTAAGCGACTTCCAAAGGTTCGGCCTCGTCTTCGGCGATATGTTTGAAGACGAGACTTAGACAATCAACCTGCTGGTCAAAAACTTCATCACCTTTGAGCAAAATCCGAAGGTTCACATCTAAGAAGTCTTCAGGGTCACGAGCATTAAACTCGTCCAAAGTGAGTGTTTGGTAAAGTGGATCACCTTCCGCCTGCTCCCCATGAGCGTAAGGCTGCATCGAACCGACTGCGTGAACCGTAACACCATGACGTTCAATCGTTTGCGATTTATGAATATGTCCTGTGTAAGCGACAGGGATTTTAAGGGTTGCGAAAACGTCGGTCGGCACTAAATTGAAGTCAGAGACATGAGAGGTTAAGTCGTAGTGACCAAAGGCAGCTAAGTAGTTGCAATTTGCCGTAAGCTGGTTTGCGAGTTCCGCTGCTGATTTAAAAGCATCGTAGCCGAACAAAGCAAGGTAGCCGTTTTCGAGTTGAATCTCGTAAACGCCTTTAACAAAAACCACCTTAGGGCAAAGTCTTTCGAGAACGTCAAACGAGCCTTTCCTAACACTATCTCTACTGGAATCGTGATTGCCACGTAGAACGTAAATGGGTTTCCATCCCGCGGCTTTGTTCAACGTCTCGGCGACATCAAGAACAAGGTTTTCGGGAACACTGTACTTATCAAAGAGGTCACCCATAATAATAATAGGGACATCATCAACAGTGAGAACTCGCAGGTTAAAATCCAGCAGTACGTCAGCTTCGCGCTCGCCTAATCTGTGAACAGGTACGCCTGTTCTAAAGACACGGCCAAGATGGGGGTCACCGATTAACTTGAAATGGTGACCTGCAATTTCGATTATTTTGGACATGGTTAACTCCAATAAGTGAAACGCCTCAATTGAGGCGTGTTGCGGTGTAACTTAGTGTAAGTCAGTTTAATTTTCTAAGGTGGGAGGTTCTGTAAGCCCTTGTTGGTTTTCTGTAACCGTAGGTACATCTCTCCAGACCCCTTTACCTGACACCCCGAGAGGGTCTGACCAATACTGCTGTAACACTGACTCCCCCTCAGCACTGAAAGGCTTTCGAGCTTTCTTAAACCACCGTAACTCGGCAGTCGCCACTAACAAACTATTCGCACTCATACTATTTCCTCCAAAGAAACAAGATCACGCCAGCCGCGGGTTTCGCCGTCGATTACCTCATAATTTTGACGTAAAACGACTTTGAAAACCTGCTGTTCAGCGAGGTCTTTAACGTAAACGGTATGTTCCCCTTCAGGAACGTCACGATTCCAGCCAAGAAAGTGACTGGCGGTAAAAGGCACATCTACTTTGGCATTGTTGGTGGTGAAGTTTTCCCAGAAAGGTTTCCCCTCAAGTTTGCACTTCCACGACTTTTGGCCGTTAACGAGTTGGGGCATCACAGTACCTCGTTTCCGCCAACGGCGGTGTGGGTGAAAGGGGTAGGTTCAGGCCGAACCGCGCTAATACCACAATCAGTTTCCGCCATCAGTAAATACTTCAATTGATGAAGTACGTCATCGACCGCATCGTGCGCTGTACCCTCAAACGGGACGGATTTTTTCGATTTCATCGGTAAACCTTTCCCTTTGTACAACCCGCGAACGTAGGAGAGTAAGTCAATCGTGTCCCAGTATTTGATTGGGAAAGCCACGCCTAAATCTTTGAAATAGGATTGGAGAAACATGAAATCGAAACCGTTACGGTTAGCCCAGAACGTAGGCCGTACCTGTCCCAGCCAATTATTAAACGCAAGGCAGGCAATGTGTGGGGCAATCTGGTTCATCGTTGCCTTTTCATAGGCTTCAGGCTTACCCAGCCACCAATCGCGTGTTGACTCCGACCACATACGATGGTGCATCGTAGGGTGCAAGCACACGTTGAAAGGGACAGGATCGTATTCCTGAGTTCGCAAGTTAAAGCGAATGGCAGCGATTTGCAGAATATGGCCGCGGTCGGGGGCAACATCAGTTGTTTCTAAATCGCACATCACATCGGGGAAGCTTGTGGGTGGTAGGTCAGGTCTTGGAATCATTTTCTTCACTCGCTTTAATGTGTTGTTTTTCAGCTTCAATAAGCAGGTGGTCAACGCGTTCTAAACGACGTTCAGCTTCTTGGTAGAGCTGGGCGAAGTATTCATCAGATAAGGTCATATCTTCGTTACCTTCAAAAATGTCACCATTGTTTCACCGAGAAAGGTAAAAACGTGAGCTAAAATCCACGCAATAAAACGTGGGACGAGGAGCAGCAGAATCGCTAAAAGAAGCGGGAAAATTGTCCAGCCGTAGTCTCCCCAAAGCTGTTCGATTTCATTCTTTTCCATTTCAGGTTTCCATTTTAGGTTGTGGGGTTTGGGGGCGGTCATAAACACCCCTCGCATCGTTTTGTGTAGCGAACCAGTTTGAGCAGATATTTGCTGCTCCGCTTTGAGAGGTCTTTGTGGCGAAATTCAGCCCAAAGGTTTTGTCGATAGCTCATAAACACTTCAACTTTGTAATTTCACAGCTTACAGCAGGAATAAAATCTCCCTGCGGTGAACTGCAACGAACTAAGAAAACGCAGAACGCTAAATAAGAGCCGACTGTGAAACCGATTAACGCGCCTTTGGATAAGGACTTTAGACTTTCAATCATGTCTATAAATCTCCAATTCAGTAAGACTTAAACTTTTAATGCCTTCCTTAGCTTTGTTTAAGATAACGAAGGCTGGGATCAAATACCATGTTTCAGTTTCTTTCTGAAACAGGTAGAACAAGTAAGGCTGCTGTAAAGCGTGAATCTTAGCCGCCCATGCAAATTGCGAAGACTTGATATTTGAAAACGGGAATCTCGTACCTTTAAAAGATTTGACCTCACAATAGATAGAGCCATTAGGGTAAACGCAGACAAAATCGCTCGGATTACTCTTTAGCCAACTACCGTTAGCATTTCCAGTGTCCTGAAATCTGATCGGTAAACCACCGTTGAGTTTCACTCTATCTTCAAAAAGAAGCTCTACTTGTTTTGGCGTAAGCATGGTTTGTTACTCTAATTGGTGTGCTTAGAGTAACAAGATTCTACGTTCCAAATGTCGGTTTTATGTAAGTTACTGCTTAATTGCATGGATGCGAACGTACCTTATTACATCACCCTCAACACACTCGGTTGCTGCCTCAGCCATTACGGTTTTGGCCAGAGTGTGTAGGCTGATTTTCTCTTTCGGAGCGGCGTAAGCCTTGACTACCTCACGAACAAGGTTATCAGGTGCAACAATCCCGATCGTGATATGGCAGCTCCAGTGCTGAGGGTGCTTCTCGGCTGATAAGAATGCCCCCTTAAACCTCAAATCTTTACGACTCTCCAATGTCAGGGCATCGAACCAACATTCTGTACGACAGGGTTTACGTTTGCTCATTTTGAATCTCCCCTATTTTCTTGATAATCGTACCTAAGTCAGCCTCCAACCACCAACCGCGTGGTGTGAGGCCGTCGTTCGCTACGAGGCCGAGGGTCTGTTGTGAGACTCGAAGTAGTAAGCGTTGTAGGGAACGAAGCTGCTTGGTGTACCCCGTTTGTCGCATAAGTTCTTCTGTACCGATACGGCGGCCTCTGGGGGCGGCAGCGAGGTAAGCTAGAACTCGGCAAAATTCTACAAAGTTATCATCAAAACCTTGACCTGATTTACCTGTCTTGGTGAGCTTTTGTTGACTCATTTTGATACTCCTCTCAGAAAATTCCCTATGTGCCATTTATGGCAATAGGGACACTTGTAAGCTTGGCGGGGAGTACTCGTCGCAAGACGAGTACTCGCTACCCTCACAGCTAACTTATAGCTATCGAAGGCAACCTTATCCGTACATACGTGGTACGAATCGTTCGCCCGAACCCTTGAAACTCTCTCGGTTCGGAAGAAATTTTTCTCACGGTTAGCCATCTTTGAGCTTCTCCAGTGAGTGTTTAATTTCCAAAAAGCCGTAGATTTGGCTCACCTCACTGATAAAATCCTTGAAGGAATTGCTTACTCGGTGTAAGTCAGTCAGGTGCAAAGTTCTTTGGAAGAAACCAGCAGAGCAGGAATTTTCCTGACTGCCAGAGTATTGGGTCAGTTCGCCATTTTTAAGGAAAAAGGCGAGGTACTGGTTATTTGCGTTTAGGCGGAAGATTACCCTCATTTCTGTGTTTCCTCACTCAAAGCTTTAGTGCAACGGTCAAGCAACCGTTGATATTTACGTTGCTGGATTTCGAGTTCATCCAGCTCATCTTCAAACTCAATAACGTCAGGACAGCTTGCTACGTGATAGTGAATATCTGCGATAGCACCTTTGATCGCTTCAACAACAAGCGCGAGACTTTTACCTGTGATTTGCATTTTGTTTCTCCTTTCGTTCAATTAAATACTCACACCTCATACAGTAGAGTGAGTTTGTACCATGTATCTTGTAAAGCCGAGCTAACTCTATTTTGGCGGCGGAAAGGTTTCCAGCGTCAATCAGGTCGTAGCACTTCTCAAAGTCCCTTTGGATTAAGCTACCAACAGTTAGATAGATAGATAAATTGAAGGATTGTGAAGTAAAGTTTCATTTCGAGACTCCTACTGGTTCAACAGTTTCAAACTTGTGCGTTTTCACCGCACTGCAAAAGAGAACTTCCTTGCCATCCTTTTTACGGGAGTTGAAGTTCAACAACATAAACTGGTCATTGACAGTGGTGTCGATCACCAAGTTGCCGACGACACGGAGGTTGATTGCGACAACGTATTTGCCTGCAATCAAACGTAATAACCATTCACGAAATAAGCTCATAAGAACCTCTAGCGTTGAAAAAATTGATGTTTTGATAATACAAAATTAGCACAGATAATAGTGATGGTTTTGTGTAAAATTAACGGGTCGCAGCGTAGGCCGTACACCGAAAGACAGTCTGCTTAACTGTTTCGCTGCGACTCTTTTCTTTAAGCGTTTAACTTTTTAGCAAGGTTGAAAATTATGTCCTCCAAGTTAATCTATGGCGTTGGCTTCAATGACAGGAAATATCCCGTATCTAAAGAAGGGAAAATCCTCAAAGAGTATAAGGTGTGGCAAAGGCTTCTTGAACGCTGTTACTGCACTAAGTATCAGAAGTCAAACCCAGCCTATCTTGGCTGTACTGTCAGTGAAAATTTCAAAAGCTACTCCTTCTTCCATGAGTGGTGCCAGCATCAAGTAGGGTTTGGTAAGGAAGGCTTTGAGCTAGATAAAGACTTAATCTTCAAAGGTAACAGAATCTATTCGGAAGATAACTGCCTCTTTGTACCAAAGCGGTTGAATACTTTACTTCTTTCTAGTAGAGCTTGTAGGGGAACTCTCCCTATAGGTGTTTCCATCCACAATGGTAAATTCCTAGCGTGTTGCTGTAGAGAGTCTAACTCCCGTTATCTAGGTCATTTCAGTACTCCTGAGGAGGCCTTCTTAGCTTACAAACAAGCCAAAGAAGGTTTCATCAAACTTCAAGCTGAAAAGTGGAAAGCTCTCATTGATCCGAGAGCTTATGCAGCTTTAATGGCTTATGAAGTCTTAGCCACAGACTAAACCGCTTAAAACCTCCTTCCTAGCATCGACAGCATGAGCAAGGAGGCTTTTTTTCTGTATTATCCCTAACACTCTCTGCTCGATAGATTTTTGGTATTGAGTGATATAAACGGGTAAGGCGGTCTTCCTTACCCCCCTGATCCCTCGTGCTACAGCTTGGGAGAAACTGCTGTCTAAATAATCAGGTGTTAGGAATACGCAAACATCCATTAAGCTCCAGTTATAGCCTACTCCTGCGGTAACAGGGGAGGCAATTAACACCTGCACCTCCCCTCTCCTAAATGCCTCATCAATTTTCACGCGTTTCTCGCCACTGACAGTCCCGTTGATAAGCTCAACGGTGAAACCTTTTTCGGAAACTAACTTAAAGACTCGCTCTTGTTCGCCCCGAATAGACGTAAAAATCACTACACGGTTAAACTGCCCACTCAAGATATTTTCAAAGAGCCATAAATCTTTGCCGATTTCAGCAACCTTCAACCCAAGCAACTCAGGACAAGCCAGTAACTGTCTGCATCTGATGGTATGTACACCCATTTCGGTTGCCGATAACACCGATTCATCGTCCAGCTCTAAAGTCGCCAGCGTTTCAAATTCTTCATAGGCTTTACGGTGTTTCGGATCAAGTTCGACACTCGCTGGAATATAGACAACATTCTTTTCACCATACGCTTCACGGAAAGTGTGCGAGATAGAATGTTTCTCCAGTAATTTACTCACTTTTTCGGAATTTCTCCACCCAACTGCCTTATTGGTGAAGCTGTCCCTTATGCAATGTTGATCCATAAACGATCTATGATGGCCGTAATACCTAGGTTCAATGGTGTGTAATATCGGAAAGGCTGAATCTAAACGTCCTTGAATTACCGTAGCCGTTGCAAATATCACCCTGTCAATTTTTCGACTTAAAGCCACAAAAAATTCGCATCGCTTTGAGGTTATCGAAGAGTAGTACAGATGACTCTCATCGCAAGCGATAAGCGTCAACTTCTTCTTTAACATCAGTCGAATCGTTTCGTAGTGAGCCATTAAAGTGTCAGCAGTCGTCAAAATAACGTCAAATTGCTCTCCACGCCATTTATCCTTAGTTGGTTTCCCGCGATAAATCAACACACTTAAACCTGTCCAGTTCACCAGTTCTTCAGCATTTTTCCCTAACAAGCTTTTTGGCATAACCCAAATGCTGCTGCCATGCTCGTAATCGTTAACGTACTTGAACATAACACAGGTTGGAGGAGTTTTCCCAACCCCCGTATCACTACGATTTAAACACTTCTTATTGCTAATATAGAAACTTAAATCGGCCACCTGATATGGCCTCAGTTCTAAGGTCATTTCGCCACCTTTAAACAAATATCAGCCACCGCGCCACTTAAAGTTTCACTGTAGACGGCTTTGGCACAAGCCACTGAGGTTAACTCCCGCTCCGTTGCTAAAGCATCACGAATCAAACAATGAAGGCGGTTCTCCGCTTGAGCTTGGTGGCGATAAGGTGCAGCTTTCCAGCCTTGTACCAGATTCATTGCTACTTCATCTAGGTCACGCATAACATTCCCCTTTACAAATCGAAAGCTTCAGGAACAACCCACTCAGTATCGCCGTAACGAAAACTACGGGGAATCAGTCCACCTAAACGGTTAACGTAACGGCGTTCAACGTCAGCCCAGTCCATCGACTGTAATAACTGGCACTGTTCAATGTTAAAAAGTTGACTTGCTCCAAATCCGAAAACTTCCCGAAACTTAGAGAAGAAAAACTCTTTAAGCGAACCGTTGAAGGGTTGCTTGATTGAGCTAGGGTTGTAGCCTTCCGACTCGGCAGCAACTTGAACAAGAAACCTTGCGCCTTCCTCAATTTTCTCAAACAGAGGCAAGGTAAGAAGGAAAACTATCTTCTCCCTCAAAGGTAAATGTAAGCCTTCCACAAAATGCGCTCCTTGCCCAAACGAGTGAAGGATGGTGTTGCCCTCTTGTTCAAAGTTGTCGAGGGTGAGGATGATTTTCTCATCCCCTTTGAAAACGTAAAAATAAGTCATTTTGAGTTACTCTGAAAAGTCTCCGCGCCAAGAGTTAGCGCGGAGGGGTTAGGTTAAACAAGCTCAGGCGTTAAGCCGTCAACGCGAGGAAAATCCACGAGAATAAAACCTCGCCCAGCATAGTTACTTTGCTTGCTGATTAACGTACAAGCCTCTTTGTGAGTCATCGGCACTAAACCTAAGTCGTAGCGAGCATAAATCTCGCCCGTCTTTTTGTCATGCCGAGTTACGTCAACCGTGTATAGTTTTTGTAATTCGCTCATTTTAGATCACTCCGAAGGGTGTTTGTAGGTGTCACAAAGCATAAGCAGCATCGTTTTATGCTTAGACCAGAAGCCAGTAGCTTCATCAGCCATTCGAGCTATCTCTAACTCAGAAAAGTTTCTCCAAGCCTCAACACTGTGGTTTTGACAGCCGATTCTCATTTGACCTAAGCCATCTATTTGAACAACCCAGTCAAGTGACGTGATAAGCAAGGGCGCGTTTTTAGCTCCCCGAAGGTTAGCTCCCCGAAGGTCAGCTCCCCGAAGGTCAGCTTCCTGAAGGTTAGCTCCCTGAAGGTCAGCTCCCTGAAGGTCAGCTCCCCGAAGGTTAGCTCCCCGAAGGTTAGCTTCCTGAAGGTTAGCTTCCTGAAGGTTAGCTTCCTGAAGGTCAGCTCCCCGAAGGTTAGCTCCCCGAAGGTTAGCTTCCTGAAGGTTAGCTTCCTGAAGATTAGCTTCCCAAAGGTCAGCTCCCTGAAGATTAGCTCCCCAAAGGTCAGCTCCCTGAAGATTAGCTCCCCAAAGGTCAGCTCCCTGAAGGTCAGCTCCCCGAAGGTCAGCTCCCCAAAGGTCAGCTCCCCGAAGGTTAGCTTCCTGAAGGTCAGCTCCCCGAAGGTTAGCTTCCTGAAGGGAGTCAATCTCCATGTTTAAGATAACCTCAGAAGTAAAACGGTTTAAGATTTGAATGCTCATTTTGAAAAACCTCTTAAAAGTTGTTCTGACTCCAAGCCAAGAAGATTTGCCGCTTGTTGGCGTGAACCTGCTCGGATAAAATCCTCACAAGCCTCACAAGGTATTCCTGCTTCGTCATACCAAGCTGCTCTGTAGAGGGGAGTACCCCAACCCCAGTAAGCTCCCCCTGCATCATAGCCTTGCGTTAAAGGCAGACGGTGTAAAGCCACATTGTTGGCTGTTGAAACATCGCCGAAGGTGCGGCGACCCATAGGTGCACCAAAGGTGCAGCTAACAGGTGTTAATTTTGGAAACTTGGTCATTTTGAAATCCTCTGAAAAGTTCTAACAACTCGATATACAATCCCTTCAACTCTTTCGAGCTTCGTCGGGCTGGAAAAATTAACAAGCCTACTATCTCGTGTGGAAGCACGAAATCTAACATCTTGGACTGATACGAAGTCCATACCTTCTAGGTACAACTTGTCCCCTAACTGGAAGTCGTTAGGGGACAAGTTGTAGAAAAGTGGTGGCGGTGACTTTTAAGTATTCACCATTTCGCCCCTAAATCCTGAGAGGTCGGGAGAATATCTTCCCCGTACCACTTGCTGTTCCAAATGATTAACGACTTCATGAGATAAGGGAGGTTGCTTGATGTATTGGTATTTGACCATTGATAAAGCTGACCTTCCAGCCAAAAGCTCGGAGCCCAGATACCTGCACGGAACTTCCAGTCAAAAGGCTCGTAACCTACAAACTGAACATCGTTTGCTTGTTGGGTAACAGGTGCGAGTCCTGTTACAAAGTCGTTTTCGTACCAGTGTTTCATTTTGAAAACTCCATTGCTGCAAACAGTTGGGTGGGTGGAAACTTATAACCGTCACCGTGACACAAATACTTGCGGAGAACTCCCCGAAGTTTTTCGTCGAACTCCGAGGCGTAGCAGGCATCCGTTGATAGCCACGTAGCTATGCAGCCTAACAAGTTAAGTTTACCTGCTTCGAAAAAATTCCCGAAGTTGTAGTGCCTTTGCTCGTGACTCGTGTAATATGAGTTGAAAAAGAAAAAGTCCCTGCCTAACTCAAAGTCAGGCTCTAAACGGGAAACAGCACGGAAATTTTCCGCTCTCCAGTGGTCAGCTAACTGCCCGAAGTAAGTTCGGACAAACAGCTTATGGTTTGTATCGTCGGCAATAAGCTGAAAAATGTCAGCGATCATAAGGTGAGACACCTCAGCTAAAGCGATGATGTGGGGCGAGGTCTGCATCGCCCAAAACACATCGGCGGCGGTGCAAACCTTGAGGCAGCCAAGCAAGCTGACTCGCTCAAAGGTGTCGAACATCTCAGCAGGGAAATGCTGCTCGAAGCGGCGTAAGCCAGTATTACAGGCTTTGTGGAGCTTGACACCTGAGTGGGAAATAGTTGCTGGAATCTTTTTCATTTTGAAAATCCTCAACCACCTCGGGAAACCCGAAGTGGAAATTTAAAAAGTTAGGAGTAGTACGAGGCAACAACGACCGAGTCACTGTTACTGCAAACGTGAACGAGAACACCGCTCCACGCTGACTGCATATCTGACCCATGCCAATAAGCGTGGTCAAATCGACCGATTTGGCAAAGGTCGTAAACCTGACCTTTGAAACGGAAAAAGTTTAAGCCTTCGTCCTCTTGATGGTAATCAAGGTCTTTTTGCTCAGACTTGGTTAGGTCTGACCAGTAAAGGCGAGGGCAGGTTGTACGGCGTTTCAGTTTAAGGCCGTCGATTTTGATATTTTTCATTTTGAAATACTCCCTATAAAACTTCATATTTGATAGCAGAAGCATCGCCTTCAAAGACCATGCGGGAGACTTCGGCCACAAGAGTATAGGCCATATCCATGCCTGAGCCTTTTATCAGCACACTTCCCAGTGGGTTGAGCTTTTTACTGGCGTAGGCGGAAACCTCGTCATTGACGTTGACTAGCTTACCCTCAATGATAACGAAGCAATCGAAACTGCGAAATATTCTTGAGCGGCTAACCGAAGTCAGGCGGAGGTAGAGCTTGGGACTCGAACCCAATAGTGTTTTGAAGTGCGACATTTTGAAAACTCCTAACAAGGCCGTTCAAAGGGGAACGGCAACCCAAGTTAGATTTGAGACACCTTAATTTTCCGCTTCTTAGCACCATGCGTTCTGAAACCTATTACATAATCACGGTCAGCCACTTGGCAAAGCTGGCACTGAAGACAGGTAGGCTTTGCTGCCGTGGATTGATTCGGGCAGGTAATAATCCGTAAACCATCAACGGTAACGTCTTTCGGGGTTTTTTCCGACACCACAACAACAGTCGGTAAACCTAACTCGAAATAGAGCTTCGCCTGTCCAAACGTATCCGCACTAGCGTTTATTGTCAGCTCTGAGCTATTCATCAACTGCAACGTCTCCAAGTTTGGCAGCACAGGGTAATGGGTGTAACCAAATCCGCGCTTACCATTGTTAGCGGCGAGTAAGCTAACTACTTGACTAGGCGAAATAAGCTCAGGATTTTCGAAGGAAGGCTCGAAATCACCTGCCTCAAACAAACGCCAAATAGAATCCTTTGGCAGGGTACGAATCGCGTAGAGGACTGTGGCGAAGTCCACGCCCACAGTGTCTTGCTTCATCCAGTGCTGGGCGAGCGGGAAGTTTTCTGCATAACACCCATTACCCTTCAAACCACACGAGTCAGGACAGGTTGAACGGGGGGAGCGAACTAACAACATCGCTCCAGTTTTTTTGTTACCAGCCGAGAGGCTGTATTTTAATTGCATTTTGAAACTCCATGAGGGTTTGGATTTAAGGTGACATTGTAACACAAACTTACAGAACTGTCAATCTGTGTTACAAAACTACTACAAAGTACGGTCAATCGTTGAACTGAAGAACTCATCAAGTAAGTCGCGCAGATCATTGTCTTTGCAGTTACGGACACGGTGAAATAATTCCTCAAGAAGCTCACGGTTTCCTGTGTACTCCTCAAAGTCTGTGTCCTGCATCCCTGACCAAGGGATAAGGTCTTTGACAACCTGACTCACGGTGGCAGGCGGAACATCGAACTGGTGGTCATAAACATGGCAAGCCAGTTTCTCAACCAGTTGACCAGCCTGTCCCTGACTTAATTCTTCAGGAAGAACAAGCTCTAAAGCTTCGACCTCCTGAATAATAACGGAGGTCGGAAGACCACGGTTGTCTCGGTTAAACTTCACAGCGTAGCAAGGATGTAGGAAGTAATCCCACTCCGAATTACTCAGTAAGTGGAAATACTGACGAACAGGTTGAAGGTCTTGCTCCTCAAAACAGAGCGAGCCGTCGAAATACCAAAATGGTTGGGCTTTCGGATCGGCGAAGTCGTCTTCTTCCCAATTAAGCTCCTCTTTTTGTTCGTCTGTGAGGTTATGGAAACCAATAATTGTGGGCAGGGTGATCGGCGAACCGATTAACTTGAAAAGTGGTTGTTGTTGTGACATTTTGAAAATCCTCGAAATAAAAGCCGTTAAGGGAACGGCAAACCCGAAAGAAAACCTAAAGAAAACCTAAAGAAAGCCTAAAGAAAGCCTAACAGTTACACGTCGAATATCTTGTCGATCTCGCGGAAAAGCGAGGGTAACAGCACGTCGTTGATATGCCGATACTGCTCGGGCGACTTCAACAATTCACGGCAGGGGTTCGACGAGTAATGGGAACCGCCTCGGTTAAAAACTTCCGCTGCCTCCCGCAAGGTGTAAACCGTTTTTACTAACTCGCAGAATTTCCACAAGTTAGCGTCGTCCTGCAAAGGTTTACCTAATTCGTAATCCGCTTTCAACGCCTCGAACATCCCGATGTCTCGATGCTCGCCGATCCCCCCTACTGCTTGGTAGCTCGACAGGTGGTAGTGGAGGCCGCGATTGCCTAAGTAACCGAAACCCCAATACCAGCCACAGTCCCATTTTGGTAGGTCGAGATAAATCGCTTCGCCCAGTTCTGTGTGGCCGAAATAGACTTTCTCGCGTGGTGCGGTATAGTTAGTGTTGCTCATTTTAAAAACTCCAGTAAAATCAAAAACTTAAGTGTTAGGCGGAAAGAAAGTTTTCCGCCGAAAAAACCCGCCCTTAAAGAATCGTGACACGCCAGTGAACATCACGGTCACGTTGAAACCAATACTCACCTTCGCCAGTCCAGTCTGTTAGACGGACTTGCTCGACGGAAAGATCGTCGAGACGACCCGAGTCAAGCAAATACAGAAGCTCAGGCGAGTACATCTCGTCGGAGACAAATTGCTCGGCCTCGTCTTCGTCGCCGAAATAGTCGCAAGCTAAATCGTAAAACCATGAACTCATATTGGCTCTCCTTCATCAATAAAGGCCATGAAGTCAATCATGGCGCTGCGGATTTTCTGCATCCCAACAAGGTGGGAGCTGACTAGAAACAGGAAACTAAAGCGACTCCCGCGATAGTTTCCGCGAACGGAGGCTTGCCAGCCTGATTCGGTAGGGATTAAAACCATGAGGGGTTATGCTCCAAAAACGTAAAGAGTAAGCAGGTTGCGTTCCAGATAGTGAAACCGACCACTACCGAAAACCAACAAGCTGTCTTCCCCCAGCCGATCCGCTTTGCGGACTCTGATGCTGCAAGGGTAAAACCCGTAAGGGTGGCGAGAGTAACCAAGCCGAGCCAGATTAAGAACATAACTAAACTCCTACCCGAATGTACGGGTTTAACGAGGTGAGTAACCGCTTACTGATTCGGTAAGCGATTGTTGGCTTGTTCACCGAAGTGTAAAGCCAATAACCACGAGGTTGGCGAGGTACATGAGTGACTCGGAAAAGTCTCTCACCTTTACACCAGTCAGGTAACTCCGAGCGTTGCCACTCAATAATCAAATCGTGTTTCGGTTTGAAAGCTTGACGGCGGGTTGTGGCAAAATCACGGCAAGCTTGCCGCCAACCTGAGGTGTCAGGCAGGGTTGAAGCCTTTAGTATTCTTTCAGGGCAGTCGAAACAGTATGGGTAATCCGACTCACCCATATCCTTGTAACCCCACTCGGCGGGTCTGCCGCGAGGTGAAAAGTTTTCGATTAAACAAATCACGATACCGAACTCGTTATCGCCGCGCAGATCAGCAGGATAGAGTCCGAACAGAACCTTTCCGCGAACGGAATGGTCAACTAACTTAAAATTCGAAACGATATGGTCAACCATATCTTGTTTGGTTTCCCAGTTGAAGGAAGATAGCCAGCCCATTTTGAAAACTCCTCAGAAGTCGGTTTGAAAAGGGAAACCGAAGACCCTAACCCATAGAAATAAAATGACGATAACATTTGTCCAAAACAGCTTCCGAAACCTCTATTTGCCTAGCGAAAAGATGCCAATACACGGTAGTCGGCCATGTGTTATCACGCTCTCGCCATTGCTTGATTGCTGCCCAATAGGGCAACAACCGATTGTCACACCCTTCAACAGGGTGTGGTGGAATCACACGAGGGAAGCCCTTCGTAGTCATCTAAAAGCTCCTTAATTTGCGCGGCGTTCAGCTTAATACAGCCGAAACAGTCGAACGCCGCGTCTAGGTTGTCATTGTTGGCGTACCAACGGAGAATAGCTTCGGAAAATTCCGAAGCGGGGAAAACGTAGAGGAACTGACCGCAAGATAGGATTGTGGATTTATTTGCTCGACAGAATTTCAAAATATCTGTCTCTGACTTTAATACCTTGCGGAGAATAATCCGCGAGGGTTTAGGCTGTTGGTTCATTTTGAATAGCCTCCTGAGCAGTAAGGGCGACCGAATAAGCAAGTTGAATATCCAAGTAGGACATCAACTTGCTACACAAATCCATGCGGAGACGGAATTGAGAACCACTCCACAATCCGCCTACGTGACCCGTTGATGGGTAACGGACGGGGTAACTACGAGGAAGGTACATATCCTCAAAGATGTTGCTCAACAGGTGATAGAAGTCCACATCCCGAAAATCTGGGCGGTTACGCTCCACCCACTCCTCGACGTTGAGACAAAGCCCACAATCGGGTACATAAACCCCACGATGGCAGGCCATGCCGACGATGGCGTGAATCGCGTCAAAGAGGACGCGGTTCAACTCAGCAGAAATTTTAATCATTTTGAAAACTCAACTAATTTCCGTTCAAAGGGGAACGGGAAACCCTTAAACTGTCAAACTATCGAATTTGAGGTGACATTGTAACACAAACTAAACGGGGTGTCAAGGTTGTGTTACAAAACTACTACAAAACTATTCTGAGTCTGAGGAAACCTTCCCCATCATCAACTGAAAGGCTTTGTCGGCTTGCCGAGACGCTTTGAAAAACGCCTTGTTGTCGTTTCCTAACACCTTCAACCACGAGGACAAATAGCTTTCGTGCTGACAGCCGTATTCGGATGAAATTCCGAACTCAGCACAAAGAAAGGCAGAACCTAACTCGGCAACTAGCTCCTCGAAAGCGTAGTCAGCGTCGCCAAAACGCTCGCCTTTTTTGCGAGCAAGGCGAGAGGGTGCGCCAGTCGCATGGATCAACTCATGCGCTAAAACAGCACTGTAAGCGGCATCGGAGACGAAAGCGGTTGACGGCATCGTTACCCTATCGGCAATCCGCTCGTAGTAGGCAGAATCACCGCTATGACGTAAACCGACTTTCAAATCTTCTGCCCTTTGCCGTAAAAAGACGGCCATCTCGCTACCTGAAGGCTGAGGTAAGTCAGGTAACGGAGGCAAATCTAAGCCATCGACTTGCTCAACATTAAAAAGGTTGAAATGCCGTAACAGGCTGTACGATTTACGGTTGCCGTTCTCATCCTCTTTTGAGGACACCATTGGTGCGTAAAAACAAGCCAAAGTAGCTGACTCACCTTTACGGACTTGGCCGCCGAGTTCGGCGGCTTGCTTATAAGTTAGCCACTCTGGGCGGCTAAACTCGGTCATGCCGAGCAGCCAAACATTCACGCCACTGTAGGGTTTTTGGGTGGCGAAGTTGATTGGATGGGACGCTTGGCGCGAAGACCAAGATTGAACAAATTTAGAAAACTCGCCGCTCTCAATAGAGTGGAGAATTTTCTGTGTAACCACAGTCGCCACGTCGAATTTAACTTTCACTTTAAGAATCCTCAAAAAAAGAAAAAAAGGTAGCCGTGTCCTTCATAACTGTCACGGCTTGCACGATTGAGTTAGAAATCTCGTGCGGGATTCCGTTCAGCGTTATGCGCTGATAGCTGGACTCAAACTAAACGCCCGAAAAGGAATACAGCGAGAAAACAAAAGTCGCGCTGGCAACTTCCGAATCCGTGTACTCGTGGCGGTCAGTTAGGCGAGGTAAGCCGCGAACACCCATAACGATGACAGAATCACCGTCCGCTAACAAAACGCGGGGAGGTTGTTCGGGGATTGCTACATCTAAGCCAAAACGGGTACGCATCGCGGTGATGGTAGCCAAGTGGCTAGGATTGCAGCAGCTTACTACGCCGTTTTGAATCAATGCGCTGACCTGCTCAACAGTCAAAGACTTACGCACAATTGTGCCGTCTGTGAACATTGAATCAGCCAATGCAAAGCCAAAATAGACTTTAGAGATAGCAGTTCTCCGATTGTGATACCGTTTACTTCATACGTGAAACGGCTTAACGGTTTAGAATTTAAAGTTTAGACCCTTTCCAATCTAAACGAACTACCACAAGGTAGCCGAGATTGAATTTTGTAGCCAAAGCTTTTGCCTTAGCTTTTACCTCATCAGAGGCATGACGGCAGACTACTACCGCGTCGTAGACGGGGTAGTCGATGCAAACCTCACCATGCCCTCGATTTTCACCATGGGGGGTTTTAAACAAAGGCGTTGCCGCCTTGATAAGCCGCCCTAGGTCACGGAAAGTTTTCCCCCGATTATCACGGCAGGCCGTGAGGAGGCCATTTGCCTCTCTCTGGGTGTAGGCATCAACCAGCCAGCCTTGTACAAAGACTGACTTTTTCATATCAATGGAGAGGCCGATTAAAGCTCTCTCTTTTTGACTTAGTCGGCTTTCGCCGAAAAAGCATGGTTCAGCCGCTACTTGGCGGCCTAACCCTTCAAGCTCTTGCTTGACGGACAACTCTAGGCCGCCAGTCGTGCGGCCAAAAGCCCCTAACCAACGGACTATTAAGCTCATAAACACCTCGAAAAATCGTTGGAATCTTTTGGAAAAGGCGACTCACTTACCCAGCTTAAAAGCAAAGCCAAACTAATAACCCTAGTCTCTGTCGGTTACTTCTCACAGTGTTGACTCACAACAATAGATAGCCAAGCTTACTTATTTTGACCTTTTGATCCGAATCACCGCTATCGGCAAAGGAGAACAGTCGGGGATACTAAGCTAACCTAACCCCATTAGTGGACGAAAACCATGTGCTAAACCTCTTGGTAAAAAGGGGCGAAATTTAGTGAGAAACTTAATAGAAAGTTAGTGTGAGAAAACACTTTACTTTGAGGCTAGAGTGTGAATGGCTCAGTTTTTGAGCAAAAAAAACGCTTGACAGGTAATAAAAAGTATGAAAATGTACGTTTTTTGTACAAAAAAATCTTATATTTTCGTTAGGAATTGCTGTATAAAAACTGAGCAATTTCAGATTTTTTACTACTTGTCAAGCGAAATAATCGCTCAAAAAAACAACGCTTCATACTCTAGCCTCAAAGTAAAGCGTTTTTTCAAACTAATTTTCTATTAAGATTCTTAGGCCGTTTTTAGGTGGCAATTTCTTTGACTATTTATAGCAAATTTGAAACGGCAACTTTTCCGAGCTACGCGGCGTGAAAACGCGGCGATTTAAGCCTTGTTGACTCAAAAAGATGAATCAGGGTAGCGGAAACTTTTTTTAGGCCGCTTAAAGGGTCGTTTCTGAAGCTCTGAGAACCATTTAACAGGTGGCTAAGAGGTCTTTTACCGCGTTGGTGGCAAAGTAAACGATAACTTTGGCGGTGATTTCCGTTTTTTACGGTGTTCGGGCTGTGGTTACGGGGTAGGCCAAACAGGGTTAAAAATTTAGGGAAAAAAAGGCATTTCACATATAGAAATGTTTTCAAGACCCTTTGTATATTAGAAAATTCTCTATTTCTAATTCTCTATTTTTCTACTTTTCCTTAACTACTCTCTACAAGCATCTTTATTTTTATTTTCTATATGTAAAATGCCTTTTTTAACCCAAATTTTATCTTGTGGCCTCCCTAACCGAATTAGTTAAGATTTCCTTTACGATAATCCTGACTGGCAACCGTCCCCATTCCCAGTTACCGCCACCCTTTACTGGCTTTCGGCCACGTCAAAGGGTGACGTTACTCTTTTAAGCAAGCTGGCTTTCGGCTATGTCCATGCTTAAAAGAGTCTGGGAAACTTTCTTACCTAGAATCGTAAACTGTTACCTGTTACGGCTTAGATTCAAAGGTTAGGAAAACGTAAACCGTTACCCGTTACTTAAAAAACCCAAAAAGTTTTGAAAAGCCGAGTTTTCGCGGTCTCAAAAACATTTTGAAAAGCCGAGTTTTCGCGGTCTCAAAAACATTTTGAAAAGCCGAGTTTTCGCGGTCTCAAAAACATTTTGAAAAGCCGAGTTTTCGCGGTCTCAAAAACATTTTGAAAAGCCGAATTTTCGCGGTTATCTCTTTTATAAGGTAAATACCCCGTCAAACGTACCACAATCACCGTTAAGCCGTGTTAAAGCTTAAAAGGGTAGATAGGTAACGGGTAGATAGGTAACGGGTAACGTGCCGTTAAAGCGTGTTTTTCCGACAGGTAACGGGAAAACACGAAAAACAAGCAAGACAAAAAGCCTAAACAGATAACTGTTAGGCTTTTTGTCTTGTCAGTTTAGGCGGGTATTGCTACCCGCCCTTTTTTGGTTATGCCGCTTTTTGACGTTTAGCGATTAACGCTTGCACACCTTTTAACAAGGCTTGTAGGCTATCATTGTCTTGAGTGGCAATAACTTCTAGAATCTCGCTAGTAGTTAAACTAGCCAAAATCGACGCCCGTACAATGGCAAAATCTGCAACGGCATCGGCACCGGCACCGGCATCGGCACCGGCACCGGCACCGGCACCGGCACCGGCATCGGCATCGGCATCGGCATCGGCACCGGCATCGGCATCGGCACCGGCATCGGCATCGGCATCGGCACCGGCACCGGCATCGGCACCGGCACCGGCACCGGCATCGGCATCGGCATCGGCACCGGCATCGGCATCGGCATCGGCATCGGCATCGGCATCGCTAGCCATAAACGACTCAACATTGCCAATAATGGCGAGCAAGCCTTCGAGGGTAGTTTTAAAACTGATTGAGCATGACTCAATCAGCGATTCTAAAACGTCGTTATCCTCTAGGGTACGATACCCTTTTAATGAATCGCTAAAAGCGATAACCTTGCTAAAAGCGATTTTATAAGATTTTGCCGTCTTAATACTGGTAATACCAATTGATCCAAAACGCGTTGCGATTGCCTTAACGCCCGCATTTTTTGCATCTTGATAACTTGTAAAGATACCCTTAAAAAACATAGCAAGAGTCCAATAGTCGGTACTTGTAGCGCGTACCAAGCCATTATTTTCACAACACCCTAACCAGCAATTTTTAACCTCTTTTTTGTCGCCATAGCAGGCGATAATTTTTGATAATTCAGCAATCGCTGAGAAGGATGAATTTGCAGTTTTCACTGCTAAAACGGATAACTCTGTTTGGTAACTCATTTTAACCTACCTTTTTTCATTTCCCCGTTACCCTAACGGGATTTTGTGAGTTTTAGACGTACCTTCCCCGTAACTCGTTAAGTGAGTCATTAGACGGATAAAGGACTATCTGATTAAAGAACACGTAGCGTGTACACTCGTCATGTAACACACTGACAATAATGCAGTAACCATGCCAACCTTGCGAAAAATCGTATGCTATTGATTTATAAGGCTTTTTTATAAGTATGTTGTCTTTATGTAACTGTAAAAGTAACAGTCTATTGGCTCAAATGACAAGCGAAGTGTTACCGAGGTAACACTTTTTGTTACCTTGGTAACACTTTGGTTATTTTTTAACCATTGTAGGACAAGATTTTTGTAATACCTTGTTACAATTGAATATAGTGTCTATCGGACACTTGCTTAAATAATAGGCAATCAGTATCCAAACCCGTATTTTGTTGTACATTTTTTAGGCAAACGATATAAAGTACAAGTGTCTAGCAACTACCATTCATCGTATCTTGTAGGACAATGGGCAAAAAATAACCAAAGTAACACTTAGTCGTAACATTTTGACAGTGACAAGATAAGCCACGGGAAACATGATCCGATGAACGGCATTGACAAGGGTGGTACGATTATGCTAGGGAAAAAGGCAGCACCTAGGGTGCTATCTCAAAATCCCCTGTGTAATTTTTCGTAAAAAGGGTGTGTGATATTCTCACCTTATTATGAAAAACTTCGGCAACCGTAGAAAGAGTCCGTTTTCGGCAACCGTAGAAAGAGTCCGTTTTCGGCAACCGTACCCCGTAACCGATTTTCGTTTTCGGCACCCGTACCCCGTAAACCCTAAAAAGAGTCCGTAAACCGCCACCGTAAACCGCCACCGTAAACCGCCACCGTAAACCACCGCTACCCCCCCAACCTAGCCCCACCTCACCCCTCCATCTCAGCCCTCGCCTTCCAATGTCGAGGATTCAAATCCAATTTGTCCAAAGGGTTACAGAAGTTGATCCAATAGTGGCCAAATAAGGTAACTATCGGGTCTAACTTTTGGCCTTTGAAGTAGAAATACCCTCTAGGGTTACTCCAGTACCCGTTAGACTTTTGGAAACCCCAGCCCAGCCAATTTCCCACGAAATACCACTTCCACTCAGGCGTATTCAGCTTGCCACCGCCTTGTTGGATAGCCTCAGATAGCCCCCAAGCAATCAAGCACTCCCCTTGCTCCTTAACAATCGCTACATTAGGTACAACCAAGTCGCGCCCCTTTTTGTCTAAGCTCTCGTCCATCATGGCTCGAACATAGACAGGAGCTAATTCGTAATTATCTAAGGTGGGAAAACTCTTCTGACCTAATTCCCCCTCCTTTCCACTGCGCCGTGTTTGGTTCATCAGCCACTTGAGTGTCGCACCCGCGCCTTGGACACCCTGTAGCCTTACCTCATGGCTTACCTGATATACAAAGACTTGCTCAAAAAGACATTGGGTAAGCTCAGGGTTTCGTAAAAGTTGCGTCCTATTAGGGAATAACATACATAAGTTTTGCAGGTGCTTCTTAAGAGCTGCCGTTCTCTTTGTCGGTGTCGAAAAAGTATGATCTTGACCGTCAACAATTAAATGAATACCGAGTTTCTGTGCTATCGCATGTCGTATATCTGAATGCGGCGTATTTTCTAAGATAATCTTTAAGCGAGCAGGTGTAGTGGCTAAGTTAACCAGTTCCGCTGTCAACGCCTCTGTTGCTACGGCCAACGCCTTAACATATTCGGTCTTTGTCATGGCAGCGACCTCATAAGCATTGACTGGTATCGGAGTGGGTTTGGGTTCAGCCTTTTTTGGTCTAAAACTACTTAAATATATGGGGTTAACTGGGGTTTCTGCTGACATTTCCTGACCTTTTCTTGGTTTTTTAGTTAATTTTGAGGGTTTTCACATAGAAAACCCTCGCTTTTTGACCTATTCTACCCGTGTTTTTCGCTTAAAAGCTTGCCCTTCAAGCCGTATCAGCTCGTCCAGTTCTTCCCTTTCCCCAAAATTTATCACCTCATAAAACTTCAAAGCCCAGAATTTCAAAAGACTTAGCTCGTGTAATGAGGTCATTTCAGGGTGCCGTACCAGTGTTTTGAGGTACTGGCCATGAATCGGAAGCGTGTCTTCATCATTTAGCACCATGATTAACGGCCTCTCCCTCGGTAGCCGAGCTAGGTCTTTCAAACCACGGTTAGCTCCGCGCAATACCTTGGCATCCACTATCAATGGGAGTAGATTTGTTCGGCCTAACACTCCTTTGAAGTCGGTAAACCCCAACGCTTTTGGCTCCCGAGTATTGAAGAGCACTGGATCATGGTCGAGAATAACAACGGGAGGTATATCCCCTAGCACCGTTAGGTAGGGGATCGGCAGCAATGGCCTAACCCGTTTGTACTCTTTGATGTCGAACTCTTGCCACAAGGTATCGCTGATCTGATTTAACCGCGACTGCGTTACCTGAAACAGGCTAACGTGTTTATGGCTAATCCTTTCAAATCCCTCGTCTGAGAAGTTCGGAGTCAGTGGGATCGCTGAGTGTCCAAGGTTTAAGCGTACCGAACCTGTTTGGAGGTTAACTTCAATACCTAACATTATGCGGCTCCTTTGGTCTTTTTGATTCCAACACCATGATACACAGCAGCCCCCGTATCCTGATTTGTTTCAATCTCAAACCCCATACTGACACTTAACTCGCGCATCCGTTGTCTAAATTCCCCAATGTCCATCATGCGTACCGAACCATGTGTCATCGCCCACGCCCAGAATAGTTCGTAAAGTTTCTTTTCCGACAACTGTAAATTTGGCTCGAAAGCGAGTTCGTTTGAGTTCTTCGCAAACGCTCTCACGATGTTGTTAATACACGCCATCTCTTCCATTACCGCCATATGTGTCTTCGGCAACGTGTAACCCTGCTGCTGAACAAGGCGCGGCATGGCTTGGATCGCCCACGCTGCAATGACTTCGCGCTCTTGCAAAATAATCTTGCCTGCAATGTCGATTTCGACTTTCGACTCAGGTACAGGGTTATTGAAGTTCAGGATTAACCAACGGCGGGTAAAGCCTTCACTTGTGTCCTTTGTCTTTGGAATGTGGTTACTGCCAAACCAGTGCATCGCAGTAATGCGAGCGCGATACGGCTCACCATAAGGCATACGGCAGGTGATTTCCGAGCCGTCTACAATATCCTTAAACCGCTGACCATCAATCTTGCGTTCTTCCGAAAGTTCGCCTGCAATGTTAAGCAACTTGCCAACCATGTGGGCAGGTGTGTACGGCTCGCTCCAAGAGTTCGGGTTCACCGCGCTTCTCGCGTCATCGCTAACCAGTGCGCTCGCAATGTTGAGCAACTGGCTTTTGCCTGACTTGGCTACACCATGCAGTAAGATTACCCGCTGGTACTCACTGCCCCAACCGAACAGGGAGACGAGTAAGGCTTCTTGTAACGCATGAACTTTCTCACTGAAGTCCATATCCTGACCCCAGCACGTTTCCAGAAAATCAGAAAAGAGCGGTGCTTGGTGGTGTAAGCTGATCGGTTTCTCAGGTGCGGTGTAACGGAACGGCAGCGTGTACGTCATACCAAAATTGGCTTGATGTGGCAGCAATTCCAGCTTGTCAGTCAGGAAACCGTTAACGAAATTTACACCTTCGAGGTTTGATTTTTTCAAATCCTGTGGACTTAGGCTTTGCATGAGGGACAAAATTCCCTTCATATCACCATTACGCTTGGCCGCCTCGTACATACCATAGTTTTGGCTGATGTGGCGTATCAACCATGCGTCTTTGATAACCTCCCAATGGCTGCCGTTAAACTTCCAAAAGTGACCTCGGTCGAAAGCGAACTCGAAAAGGTCGTCCATATCTCGCAAAACAGCTTCGGCAATCTCTGTGTGGTTTGCCCCAGCCATACCGTCTTCGCGTTTAATCTCGTTGATTTGGCGATTCAGCGTACCGATTTTTACCCCTAACCCGCTCTCTTTCACAATCAACGTCAAGATTCGCTCAATCTCCATACGGTTTAAGTTCTTAGAGTACGCAAGCTTTCTTAGGATTTTGTCAGCCGCTTCCATGCTTAGAGACGTTCCCAAGCCCTCGTCTTTGATAAATGTTTCTTTCAGGTAAGTAAGAATGTCTTGGCACTTCCACTCTTCCGTATCACGGTCAAAGTTTAGGCAAAGAGCAAGCTTGTCCTCGTCAGTCAGCCCTGTGTCCCAGCCTTCAGGCAGGATTTTTTTCTTCTCCACCACATCGCGGGTAAGGAAGCGGATTAAATTTTTCTTGTGCTTCTCAATGTCCATTGAGTCGCCAACAACATTCTGGATAAACTCATTCGCATAGGATTGAAGCATACCGAGTGCTTCTAAGAGCGTTCTTTCCCCACGCATTACTGCCATAGCAAACAGGCCAGCCTTTTCCGTCAGGTTTGTATCACGGCTGCCTGAACTGATGTACTCAGTTAGCTTTGAGTGACCTGAGCGTGATAGAGGTATGCCATAGTCGCTAATCACCGCACGAAGTTTTTCTTCAATATCACTCGGCAAAGTTAACAGGTTATCAACAACCTCGAACAGATTGCAGTTTGCCGTGTAAGGTAGTTTCGTATCAGGGTGTAGGCTAGGAGGTAGCACAACCTGAGTCTTCTCAGACAGCAGCTCGCAAATCGTCTCTCCTGTCGTCGCCTTGATACGGAAAGTTTTCTGCCCTGTATAGCGGTAAGCGAGAACTTTACCCTTCTTGCCGTAACGAATCCACGGTGAGCTGGGGAGAGTTTGCTCAATAATGCGAATCAAGCTTTCGTCTGTCGTGTCGATGTCGAGCGCGACAACGCGGGATTGCTTACCCAGTGGCAAGCCGATGTTACCGTTTGGGTATTGCTTCAACCACTGAGTCTGAGTTTTCTCATCAGGCATCGTATCGTGGAGCTTTTGCCACCCTAGTGGAATCGGCTTTTTCTCCATCGAATGAAGCGGGATAACGGGCATGTTAACCGCCCAGTAAGCGGGGGCATTTGTAACGAAGATATTTTTTGACATTTATGTTTCCTCAGGTTGTCAGGTTGGATCGTTCTCGACGGCTGTCATATCATCAGCTTGGACTTCAAAATTTTCTAACTCATAAACATCAAACGGCATTTCGTAGGCTTTCTCCTTAGCCTCTTCCTCATCCTGAGCGTAAACCTCAACTGTTAGGTAACCTAGAATTGGGACTTGTACCGAGTACAGTTTATTTTTCATACCAAACTCCCGTCAACCATCTCTCTAAACTTACGAGCTTCTACTTCTGTCGCACCGCAGGAGCTACCCTTGGTAATCATCCAACGGCGTGTAAAATCCTTCTTAGGCTTAGGGATTACCCCTGTAGCGAACCAGTGTTTACCTTGTATCGTGTCGGCCTTAAAAGGGCCTTCTTGCACTATCTTTTTCATACCAAACCATCCAAAGCTTTCATAAATTCATTACGTTGATCGGCAGTCAAGTAAGCTGACATTTGCTGGATGACAAATTCGCGGAACTGACCGTACTTTTTAACTTCACTTGACCGCTCAAGCTGGCCAAGTAACTTCTCAAGCAATTGCGTCCGTGTCTTGATAGCGTTCAGAGTCTCCCCTGTGCTTAAACCGCCATCCTCATTTTCGATTGTAAATTCCATTAACTCGTCGTAAAGAGCGCGGGTTTCCGCTTCTAAATCCAACGGAGTGTCCGATTTAGGGCGTTCTTTTTTTACTTTAAGTTTACTGCCAGTGAAAAGATGTCGTAAGTTTGTTACTATCTCGTCAGAATAGTTGGCATTGTCCAAGTAAGCCTCACCCTCCGTTTGGATCGCTGCCTTGACAACTAGCAGTGCGCGGAGTGAGCCTTCCTGAAGCGGAGGGTAATAATGATTAGCCATTTGAGGTGTCCTCTGTGGGTTTATGGGAGACTAAAGCGATTAACGTGTTTAAGAAGATTAAATTGTTCGGTGTGACAATGCAACCTAATTTACAATTGAGTGACAAAATATGTCGAACCCTTTTGCCTTAGACCTGCGAAACGAGATAAATACCCGTTTCTCAATCGACTCGATCAATATGAGTTATTCTGATTGGGTTTGCAAGAATACCACTCTACGGTCGGCACCCTTTAACTTCAAGCGTTTTCCGTTCCAGAAAGCGATTGTCGATGACCTACACCCAAACCTGCACGTTATAAAAATTTCGCAGGTGGGCCTCACAGAAACGCAAATCCGTAAAGCCGCTGCCTTCTGCGCCCGTAATCGGGGGGTCACCGTCCTGATGACCTTCCCTAATGAACCGATGATGAAGAAAAATTCTCAGACTCGGATCATGCCCATTATCGAAAATGACCGAGTGTTTAACCTGAGTGGCGGCAAACCCATTCGCTCAGTAGATATTCAACAAATCGGTGACTCTTACCTTATGGTGGTGCCAGCTACTGAGGGCAGTGCCACCTCAACACCTGCGGATTTTGTTATGGTCGATGAAGTTGACCTATCAAATCAGCAAATGGTCGGCTTGCTTGGTTCGCGTATGCAGGCATCCAGCTTCCGTATCATGCAACAATTCAGCACACCCACCTTTGAGAACTTCGGCATCCATCAAGGTTACTCGACAACAGACCAGCGCGAATACTTTTTAAAGTGTGATTGTTGTAACCACTGGCAGTTACCTAAGTTTACGAAAGACTTTATCCATATCGATGGCTTACCTGAAGAGATTAAGCTGACGGATATTGATACACCCATGATCGACCGCTACGAGTTACAGTTAAATAACGTCGTCGTCACCTGTGAAAAGTGCGGCTCTGCCCTCGACCTCCATGGTGGTAAACGGGACTGGGTTGCTGAGTTCCCTCATCGTGACCTTGCCAGAGGCTACCGTGTTCGTCCCTTTACAGTGTCAACATTGACTCCAGCGTACATCATCAGTGAGCTTATCAAGTACCGTGACCGTGACTTCCTTCGCGGCTGGTATAACACCGTCCTTGGTGAAACCTTTGAAGAGTCAGCCAGTCGTTTAACCGAGGCGGAGTTAAACCCCTGCTTCAGAGTCGGGGACGTTCCCGAAGGTATTGATTACTTTATTGGAATCGACGTGGGTTCTATTTGCCATATCACTATCGGTTGCAGCGCGGCGGGTTTGAAGTCAGGTGTGGATGTTGTCGAATTTATCCCTGTTCTAGGTGATGACTTACTGGCGCGTGTTAAAGCTTTGGACGAGAAGTACCACTTCAAACAAGGCTGCGTGGACTTATTCCCTGAGCAAACTCTGGCCAAACAGCTCTTTGATGCAACAAATGGTCGCATTATCCCTGTCCATTATACTGGCACTGTTGAGATTGCTGATAAAATTGAGACGCGCAAAACCTTACAAGTGGATAGAACAAACCACTTAGATAGTTTGGCTAACCTTGTGCGCGACGGCCTGATTACCTTCCACAACTATGGCCAACAGAAGGAGGTTATCAAATCTCATCTGCGTGACATGGTTCGGGAGAAAATGGGGGAGAAAACTCCTGTTTGGCGTAAACTAACTGGCCATGACCATTACTTCCATAGCCTTGCCTACTTATCGACTTCGGTGAAATTCTATCGTGGTGAGTTTGTGGGCCACAAGATAGAGGAAGCGAGAACAGTTTTGGCTTATGGTGCCATTAACCTTGGCGGCCAGAGTCGGGCGAATCTGTGGGGTCATCAGTCTAGGGGTTATTAAGTGAGCCGCTGCTCTGCTATACTCCCACCTAATTAACAAATTTTGTACAAGAGGCGTAACCTCATGGCGACCACCAGCTTAACCAGTAAACTAGGTCAGATTCTTTTACCTAAGAAGACTCCAAGCCCACAAGGGGTGAGTAATTCGCCTACCTTTCAAAGTAATAACTCGGCTAATGTTTTAACCGTCCCAACTTATCGTGACCATTTGACGGATATTTTTACGACTCGTTCGGCTGATGATGCTAATACATTGTTGCAGAACTTACTGGTGAACGATCCTGATGCTTCTGCGGCTGTGAATGCTTACTTAACAACAGCCGACACCAAACCAGTTATGTACGTGAAGGATTTAAACGATAAAATTGATAGAAATGGTCAAAAAGTCTTAAACGCCATTCTTGACACGTTGACGACTCGTTATGACTACAACACCGTCGGTTTTCAGTATAAGCCTACGCTCCGAGCAATGGCCGAGGAGCTGAGGTACATGCTACTGCTGCGAGGTATGTTGGTTGCGGAAGCCATTGTCAGTAAAGAAGGAATCTTTGAAGCTATCAGGCTAATCGACCCAATCAGCTTACAATGGTTCGAGAAAACAAACGGACGACTGGTCCCTGAGCAAATACCTTCAGGCGGAGGTAATAATATCTCGCTGGATGTTGTTTCTGTATTCGTTTCTTATTATAGACAGGACCCAACCAAGGCTTACTCTAACTCACCATTCGTCTCAGCTATTAACACAATAGCTGCGCGTCAACGGATCATCAATGATCTCTACCGCATTATGCTAATAACTGGCTACCCCCGTTTGGATATTGAGGTGTTAGAAGATGTGGTTGTTAAGAATGCCCCTCTGGACATCAAAGGTGACTCTGTAAAACTTACGCAGTATATAAACAACACCATTACTTCAATAACTAATACAGTGAGTAATCTTAGGGCTGACCAAGCTTTTGTTCATACGGATAGCATTAAGGCCGATATGATAAATACAAAATCGGCTGGCATGACTTTAGATATTCAACCGATTATCAAAACCCTAAACGCACAAAATCAGGCAGGTTTGCGTGTAATGGCTACCACCCTTGGTCGGGGTGAGAGCGGCGTTAATACTGCAAGCGTCGAAGCGTTGCTGTTTGCCAAAAATGCTGAAGCGTTAAACCAACCTATTGCTGAGTTATGGCAGCAGATATTTACTTTTATTCTGCGTTTGACAGGAAGTACCTCTCGGGTTGTTGTTAAATTTGAACCCGTAGAGATGCGCCCAGCAACGGAACTATGGGCGCAAAAGGTACTGCAACAATCCTTCTTGCAAAAGGAACTGAGCTTGGGTTCGATAACGGACGACGACTACCACCTAGAGTTATTTGGCCACATACGGCCTGACGAGGCCCCGATACTTAGTGGCTCAGGGTTTATGGAAAAATCGGTGGTGGATGCTGGGGGTATTAGTCCCAATCAAGATGCAACGGGAAGATCGGTAAGCTCTTCGGCTGATAAGTCAGCGAAGAGCAACAGTGTGAAAAAGTAAGGTTTAATCAGTGATCGAAACTGTGTACGCCATTAAAGCAGCGAAAGCTCTAGGATCAATGAGAGCTTTCCACTTTTCGGCTTGAGATTTGATGTAGGCTTCTTTGGCTTGTTTGTAGGCGTTGTGGGCAAGCTCAGGAGTATGAAAGTGGCCTAGATAGTTAGAAGGCAAACCACGGTGACATTCAGCCTTAAACTTACCCTGATGAGCAGAAACACCTACAGGGAGACTACCCCTGCAAGCCTTACTGGAGATTAGCAAACTATTTAGTTCCCTTGGTAAGAATAAGCACGTATCTTCGGAGTACACTTTATTACCTTTGATGAGGAAGTCTTTATCTAACTGGAAATCTTCCTGACCAAATCCTATTTGCCTATGACACCACTCATAAAAATAAGAGTAACTCTTGAAATTTTCACTGGCTGAACAACCGATATAGGTAGGACGTTTTTTCTGACAGATTGGGGAGTAGCAACGGTTTAAGAGACTCCTCCAAAGGTTGTATTCTTTAATATGTTTACGTTCCAGAGATACAGGATATTTTCTATCGTTGAAACCAACACCACAGACTAATTTAGTCATTTTCGATTCCTTATTCAAAGGTATTCTGAAGTGATGCAGCAACAGGTGAATTAGTCCTGCTTTCGGGTGGCCGCCCTAAGCTGCAAATAAATTATACCACCAATACCAATCCTAATTGTTCAAGTCGTGTAAAAAGAAAAAAGCCTCCAAAAAGGAGGCTTTATTTTCCCGCAGTAGTAATCTTTACCTTTCGGCAGCCGACGACAGTGCTTTCGATAAAAGGGTTCTTCCGTGAGGTCGATGCACTTACAGTACATTTAAGCTAACCCTTAACAGTCGGCTCGATTGTCTCACGATTTACAGAACCACAAACTTGGCAGACGGCTAGAGAATTGAACTCCACACAGCAAGTTTTGGAGACTCGCTCGCCACCTTGGAACATGGCCGCCTAAAACCAACTACCCACTTCTTCTCGGCAACGGCAAGTGGTCAACCATCATGTCAAAGGTACTGCTACCCTGCCTTCCTCCTTTTGGCTACAACCTACACCCACCTATGGAGTATCTTCAGGTCTTGGTAGTTAGCACTATAGGGAGGAAGCCACCCTGTGTTGAAAGATTACCAAAGGTATTAAACCTTGTCTGTAATCATTTGTAACTTTTACAATGTATTTGCAAACGCCGCCACGTTATAGTAATCTTTACACATCTACAAAATTCATACGAAAAGTGCTATGAAACGCATTGAATTAACGGAAAGAATCAAATCTTTTATCACAGCTTCTGTGGGGGATACGATCGACTACGAGAAGATTGCCGCTTTTGAGGCAACCGCCGTTACGTCTCTGCCTCTCAATAAACGCGGTTCAGTGTTTGATCGTGGGCAGATTACTGCTGAGACTTTCATTGAAGCAGCTAACCTTATCAATACAGGTACTTTTGTACCCCTTCACACGTTGCACGAGCAAGGTTATGAAATTCCTGTAGGCCGTTTGTTCTACGGTGAACACGTTAAGTCGAATCAGGGTACTGACGAGCTTCGTGTGTTGTTCTTTGTTGATGGTACAAGTCCTGACTTAATTAGTCGCCTTGATACAGGTGTCATTGAAGAAGTTAGTGTTGGAATGCAATTTAAGCGTTTGCTTTGCTCTACCTGTAATATCGACTTGATGGAAGACAATGAGTCTATTTGGTCACAGACCTGTAAGAACGGTCACGTCATGGGTATGGGTACAAACCATGTGAAACCAGATGGTGTTGCCAATTTTCGTGAGATGAGCCTAGTTTCCAAAGGTGCCAGTAATGGTGCGAAGGTTCTCGGTGCACAAAAACGCTTACTTGCTTCTGCTTATTACAAAGATGGCTCCGCTTTAGCCGCCTCTTTAAAAGACCCTGAATTTATGCTTTTTGGTTCTCCCACTAAGCTTGCTGAGGAAGACCCTATGTTGATTGCTGAGTTACAAGCCAAACTAGCTAAGGCTGAAGGCGACCTGACTTTGACAGCTACAGCTAAAACTGAAGCTGAAGGTAAGGTTGCTGTTTTAGAAGCAGCTAAAGTTACTCTTGAAGCTGACAAAGTTGCTCTCGAAGCAGCTAAGACTGAAGCCGAAGGTAGAGTTGCTGTTCTTGAAGCTGCTAAGACTGAAGCTGCTACTCAGCTCGCTGCGCTACAAGCAGCTCAAGTTGAAGCTGACGCTGCGAAGGTAGCTCTGGAAGCTGCCAAGACTGAAGCCGAAGCGAAATTGTTAGCTGCTGAAACTGAGTTAGCTCCTTTAAAGGCTGCTCAGACTGCCACGCTTACTCAGCGACCATTTAAGCTTCCTATGGGTGGCGTAGCCAATTTGAACACTACGACTACCGATAGCGAAAAACCAAAAACTGTTACGACTGGCTCCAACGCCTTTCGGACACCCAAGTAACTTTGTAAACTAAACCCCCACTAGGAGACAACGCGATGACAGAAATCGCATCAGGTGGCGTGACCCTCGTGGGCATTCCCCAACAAGACTTCCGCTTCACTTTCCGCTTAACAGCGGGTATGGTTGCTGCGGATATTGGCAAACCAGTTGCTTTATCTACTGCTGCCAACAACACGGTCAAATTAGCAGGTGATGGCGATGTTGTTATCGGTCGCTTGTTAACCTACCGCAATTTGACAACTGAAGGCATTATCGTCGGTACTGTTGAACTGAAAGGCGGCTTCCGCTTTGACACAAATGGTGTTGTTGCTATCGGTGACAGTGTTGTCGGTTCTGCCACGGCTGGTAAAGTCAAAGCAGGTACAAATCCACGTTCATTAGTAGTGGCCGTTAACGGCACAACTGCTGATGTAATCTTCATCTAAGGAGTCGGTATATGCGTCCTTTATCAGATATTAAGAAAACCACTCCCGAAGCCATTGCAGCGATGTTAATGGTTGAAAGCAATAGTGACTCCGCTGACAAAGGTATGAAGCTTGTTAAAGAAGCAGCATCCTTTGGCTTAAACCTCCGTGACTACTTGGTGTTGTCTGTTGACACTAAAGGTGCCGAGAAGTGGAAAGGCTATAATGGCTATGAAGCAATTAAAGTTGCCTTGAACTTGCCTCATGCCAACGACTTTGAAGCTGGCATCACTTTGCAGGCTGCTGCTAACACCTTCAATACATACGCGGGTACTCGCGCTATGTTCCCTGAAGTTATCGACGATATGTTGAAGTTCAAAACGCTTCAAGATAACAAAGTTGAAAACATTGCTTCGATTGTTGGCCAGTCCCGTACTGTGTCGCAGCGTGAAATGATTTCGACTTACTACGAAGATGATTTAGCTGACGGCAGCGTGAACACTTTCACGATTGCTGAGTTAGGTAAAATCCCTGTTCGTAGCGTTCGTACAAGCCAAAGCTCGGTTAACTTCGGCAAACGTGGTAGCGGTATTGAGTTGTCTTACGAGTTCACTCGTGACGCTTCTCTTGACATCGTTACTCCGTTCGCTGCTCGTATTGCCCGCGCTTTAGAAAAATCCAAAGTGGCTGCTGCAACTTCGATTTTGATTAACGGTGATGGTGTCAACGCGGCTGCTGAAGTTCAAACCTTCTCTAGCTTCGGCGCAACTGGCGGTGTTATCAGTGCAGCGAACTACAAAGCTTTAGCAAAGTTCTTGATGAGCAACGCTAACAACGGTTATGTGTTTGACACATTCGTTGTGAACTTCGACATGTACGTTGAATTGATGTTCATGGCTCAACCTGTTATCGGCGCAGGTGCTATCAGCACTGTTGACTTCATGGTTGGCAAAGGCGCACCTGCAATCAGCACAACCTTACCGTTTATGAACGGCATGGTTAACGTGGTTTTATCTTCTAGCGTTCCTGCTGGCAAGATTATCGCCATGACTAAAGCTGAGTGTATCGAAGAACTCGTCATGGCAGGTGGCAACATCTCCGAAAGCGAGCGTTCGATCACTAACCAATCTATCACTTATGTGAAAACAGAAGAGACAGGTTACAAGTTAGCGGTGCCAAAAGCGCGTGTTATCTTGAACGTAGCTGCATAAGCTGTGTGGTTAAAGGAGGTTATAAAAAGCCTCCTAGAAAAAGCCCTGCGAAAGCGGGGCTTTTTTATGTTAAAATATCCGAAACGAGGTAAACCTATGTTAGTTATTGTAAAGACCACAGGTTCTTTCATGCTATCACCCTTCGATGGTGGAGCTACCCCTTTGATTGAAGCGAAGCGGCCTACTTTATGTAAGCTTACACCCTTCATTGAGTACCGTGTAAAAACAGGTCAACTTAGTATTTTGGCGGAAAATGTTTCTGAGCTGGCTAATCAAGAAGCTTTAGATGCCGCCGAGAGCATTGAAGAGTACCTTAAAAGTTTAGAGCCTAAAACTCCAACCCCACCCACTAAGACTAAAAAGAGTACCTAACCATGACAAACTGGTTTGAGAGTGGTGAGTCAGCAACCTTAGGTTTTAACCTAACCCAAGAGGGTGACTTTGTTATCCCTGATGACGGTAGCAATGTTGTTTTAACTATCCGTAATAAAGCTGGGGCTGTCCTTCATACGGAAACTCAAACCAGTACTGGTAGCCAATATAGTTTTGTGATCCCTGCTTTAACTAATACCCTAACAGGTAGTAATACGGTTGAAGCTCGCTTCGTTAGATTGAAGTATCAACTAGGGGGCGGAACTCACCAAGAGTTACAAATCTACCAGCTATCGGCGTTTATCCCTTTCACCGTAACAAGTGAAAGTGTTAGAACCTATCTCGGAATTAGCATCGATGAGTTAGAAGACCATGAGATTGACTTACTTCAGGCATATCATACTTTGGTTGGTACTTACGGTTCAAATTTCACCACTCCGTTTGCCACTGAGGGTACTCTTAGCTTCACCGCCAATAAAGCTGTGGCGATCCAAGCAGCGGTTGACCTTGCGGTCGGACTACCTCAACGCATCGCGCAAAAGTCGGATGCTGAGAAGGCTAGTTTTCAACGGGCAACAAAATTTGACCCTTACAAACTAATCGCTCGGTTACGTGAAGAGCTGGCTGAGGCATTGGCCGTCATTTTACCTACAGCAACTACTGAGGTTGGGGCGGCAAACTTCTCTATCTCTGGCGGGGTTGACCCCTTCACAGGAGCTTAACCTTGAGAAAACTTCACCATAAACGGTTTAAGTTTGTACTGCGAAACCTAACGCGGGGCGTAAGCTTGATGGGGGAGTTTGTTGACCCAACAGGTGAGCTACTCGCTACCGAGGAAGTTAATCAACTCCTTCGGGTCACTAAACGAGCTGTTCTAAATTCTGGCGATCACCTTTACTTTCAAGGCAATCACTACGGTGTTTCCTCTTACAGTCGAGAGGTCTTAGACACGATATACCGCCTAATCCCCTTCCCTGACGTAGTAAGCTGGCAAGTACAGCAAGTCTCTGTGGAAGACCCCTTAACGGGGCTGCTAAAGCCTGTGGACTCCATTGCTCCCCCTGTCCAAGCTTTGCACTGTAAGAAGAAAACGGAAGGGTTTGAAGGGGACATTCACTCTAATATGAAGCCAAAAACCTGCTACCTGATGACCGAAGTGGTTAACGTAGGTGACTTACTTGATGGTGTTCCTGTTAAACGGATTTACAAAGAACAGGATATTTATAAGGTCGAAACGTAATGGCAAAGCCAAGTAAGGATAATTTTGCAGGTATCTTTAGCGAGGTAGCTACTAGAGCTTCTGAGCAAGGTCATGCAAACCTTATTGGTAAAATCGTAAGCTCCAAAAATAAAACAGCTTTAGCTAAGAAGCTTAATACCAAACTGGACAAGTTTAGAGGGGATGTTGCCCTTTTAATTATCGGCACTAATAATGGCTTGCAGTTGAATAAAGAGCGCGGTAGTCAGGAAGACCCTAGTCAGTTTACAGGCGGAAAGACCGAGAGCTACAAAGCCTTATCACCTTCATGGTTAAAAAGGAAAGCGAAGTACGGTGTGCCTGTCCCTAGCTTCTTTAAGTTTAGTAAGAAGGTGGAAAGGAAAGGTGAAAATGCTGAGGAGAACACCCCGCAACAATTCTTAGGCTCCTTCCTAAACCATGAGCTTGCTCACTCTGCTGCTAGGTTCGGACGAGTTGAAGCTAAAGATATTAAGGTGTTCAACGAGCAAGGTGAGGAGATGACCCTCAAAGGAGGCGGCACAAAAGAGAGTCGTGCTATTAAAGCCGCAGGCGGAACGCATGGTAGCCGCATTCGTAACTTCAGTCCTAAGAGCAGAAAGTATTACGTCAAGGTTCGACTGATGCAGAAGGTAGCTTACTTGGGTAAAAACCCGATCAGGCTTCAGTATTTTGTGGCCAATTTAATTGACCCACAAAACGATGCTGCTTCGGGTTTCGCTCGCTCTAAATTAGGTAAACAGTCGATAGGTCGCCCTAATGTCGGCCATTTACTGCTGTGGTACTATCAGGTCAAATTACCTGCTGTAATTAAAAGCCATTACAGCCATGCTAAAGTTAAGGAAATCTAATTATGTTAATCGGCAATGGTTTACTTAACATCATCGAATCAAGTTTACTAGCTCACTCCAAAGCTCTTGCAGGAGCGATTAACGGCACCCTTGGCTACAACGTGAAGTCTGTATTGTTTGATGATTACACCTTAGAAGAAAGGCTTCCTGAGCAGGACATAATCGGCTGCTGGCAACTGGAGTTTGAGGTCGATGAACATATTGTATCGGGAACATTCCTGCTAACTCTTAGTACCTTGAATGACGCGGGTTTATTCCGCCTAAGAAATGCCGCCAGCTTAGTTTTCGACGAGATTAAGCCGATGCAGGAATTTAATCTCTATCAACCTGATGGCACTCAGGTTGAGGGGACAATTATTGTGATGAATGGTGTGAAGATGCTACCTGTCGAGAAAGGGGATGAACGCCCTGCCAAGACGTTCGCTATTCCTTTCAAGTGTACTCGGACTATTGGGCTTTAAGCGGGAATCCCTTGAACCGATCTCAAGCCAGCCTCTAGCTCTGGGTAGTGTTCTGGGTCGTAAACGGCAGGACGGAAAGAAACCTGCTCTGTTTTCCCAGCAACTCGTAACCCTAGCTCCAAGTAATGCCGAATAACATTTGTTTTAGTTCGGCCTTCTTTTTCAGCTATCTGGAGAACGAGGTCTTCCAACTCTTTTGTGATACGGATGCTGTACATCACATCGACTTTGGCTTTAACTTTGGACATGGTGAACTCTCTCAATTCGTGTGTTTTAAAAACCTGTGGTTGCGTGAGTATATCTTTGTTAAACTACAGGAACAACCACTTTTTTGTAATTTCGGAGAACAACTATGGCTGGTGAAGCCCGTTCCATTGATTTTTTAGCCGGCACCGCTACCATTATGTTGGGGCTTCCTGCTGACTTGCGTGACTTCCGTCCTGAAACTCATTCTATTGGCTTAGTCAAAAACGTAAAGCTAATGGCTGAGGCAACTTACATTGAGTTAACTCAGGGTCTTCGTAACTCTGTTGTCCACTCTGTTAAGACAGGTGAGCCTGTTCGTGCCTCTGCTGAAGTATATGAGTTTAATGCTTCTAACTGGAGCTATGCTTTAGGCTTCAGCGGGTATAATGTCGGCATTCCAACTACCAGCGTAGGTTCAGCCGTTATCGTCGCTGTTGAAGCACTTACACCTGCTAATGGTTTACTGGCTCCAGCCAACACCTCTGGGTATGTTAATTTCACCCTTACAAATACCACCAATTTTGTTGTTGGGGATTATGTTCTAGTGCAGATGGGGATTAACGACGTGGTTGTTCCCCGCCGTATTGTTGCAAACGCTTCTGGTGCCCCTGCTAGTTCTTTAACCTTCGATGCCCCTATCAAAAACATTGATATTGGCAACGGTGTAACGGTTACCAAGTGCTTAATTGTACCTGTTGGCCGTAAGTCTGAACAGCCATTCTTGGCGGCCAAGATTGTTGGTAACATGGCTGATGGCCGTGAGATTGCAATTGAAATTCCAAAATTGCGTATTACTAAAGGTTTTGATGTTACTTTTCAAACCTCTGACTATACTAACATGCCGTTTGAGTTTACTGTTTACGACCAGATTCCTGCTGATAATCAATATGCTCGGTTCCAAGAGCAGTTTGATGGTGCCTCTGCTGTGATATATACCAACCATTGATAGGTTAGAGAGTCCTCCTCTAACCTTTCGGTAAACAAAACCCGCTTTTATGCGGGTTTTGTTTTTAGTCGGTTTAGGCGTTTAACACGCTCTTTTTCCATTTGTAGTTATAGCCACTCTTATTTCCGCTAACCCATTGGTGGCGTACAGCAAAAGGTTTACCTTTATCAGTCGGCACCCACTCACTGTTAATTTTCGCCTGAAACCCTCTTTCTTCTAACCATTGGTTCATCTTAATCGCCGACAAGCCTAGCCGTTTACCTAACTCGGTTGGCTCTACGGCCTCGTCCTCTAGTCGGATCATGCTTTGAGCCGGAGCGAGTCGAAGTATTTCGGTAAGGTCAATCTGGTAAGTTAGTCTTGCACCTTTCACGGCCTCTACTTGGGCTAGGTGGGTTGGCACCTCAAAGAGAGCAGCTAACTGCATTACCGCAGTAATGTGATTAACAGCTAAATCAGTAGGGGTTCGAGGGAGTACAGGCGCGACAGGGGAGGCGTTGAAAGTTTTCAACTTCTCTAGGACGGTACGGCGTACGCCTTTAGACTCTCGCATTGCAACCAATAAACATTGATCTTGATTAAGAGTGTAGAAAAAGGACTCCGTGTTGTTCGAATTTTGAACTACATTTTTTTCGTAGTGGAACCCATCCAACTCATCGACGATTCGAGCGTTAAAATCGTTAAGACGGATAGCTTTCTCGCCATGTTGTAGGCGAGCATTGTTCACAAGCTCTAGCAAATCTCGACTAGACATCGTAGAAGTTGTTATAGTTAAATCTTTCATCATCTTCAAATCTCAAAAACGAAAAAGCCGTTTCTTATAGACTGGTAGCAGAGGGTGGAAGTCAAACACCCAACAGTCAAAGAAACAGCTTTTTCGTTGGCTTCAAATATACCTGAGACTTCGCTGCTACGCTTCTCCTCAGATGTTTAGAATTGTAAACGCAAGAACGACTAACGTCAATCGCTTAACAAAAACCGAACCGCCTGTTACAATCAAACCTCACAAGAGAGGACAAATTTATGACTGCTTTAACACAAACTTACACCCCACCTGAACCTTACTTTACTCTTGCTAACGGCAAAGAGTTGAAGATGACCTTTGGTATGCTCAATCGACTCGCCCGTATTGCAGGTAATGTTGAGACGTTAGGTATGGTTATGATCGACAGTGACCTTCAACAAGCCCTATTAAGCCAGTTGTTTGCCACTTATGATGAGAAAGGTAAGCAGCTCGAAGTAGCCGACATTGATGACATTAACTGCTCTATGGAGGAGCTACTTCAATTGTTAGCGTGGGTGTTAGAGAATTTGACCTATTTTTTTCTCAAGAATCTTCAAAACTCGGCGAAGATAGCTCAGCAGTACAAGCCCGAGGAAAAAGCACAGTAGAGTTTAAGGCTTTCCAATCTTGGTTTGGCAGCCTGACTTTTCACGAAAGCGTGGCTTGGGCTTACGGTTGCTCTAAGAGCAACCTGAGACTCATCTACTGGCAGGAAACTTTTGAGGACATACAGCTAAAGCTTCGTTTCAAGGTGGGTGAGAAACAGATTGAAGCCTCCCAAATGTACGAAGCGATAGTATCTGTAGCGTCACAGGTCTTCGGTAGTGACGAAGGCAGTAACTCGAAGGACTTGAGTAAGGTCAAGGTAGCCGATCAGAACGTAGCTAAAACAAGTTACGAAGCAATCAATATGTTTAGTGATATTTTTGGAAGGGGTTAAGCGATGAGTGAGAATAACGAAAGCAAGTTGGTGTTTGATACCTTAATTGGCTCAGATACTCTCACTCGCGCCCTTGAGAAGCAGTTAGATATTGCTGTTCACCTTACGACAGAGCTTGGGAAGATAAAGACAAAGGTAGCTGATGCTAAAGCCCCTTTAGACGCTACTGGGATAAGTCTTGTTGGAGTATCAAGTCTTAGAACTACAGTCGAGCTTTACCATAAGTTACTTGAGGGTAAAGAAGCTGTAGCAAAAATGTCCACTAAGTTGGGCTTTGAAAAGGGCGACTTAACCACCCTTGAGGGCGTTCTTAACGCTATGACTAAGTTGGTTGGAGTTACTGAGAAGTATTCCCAGCTCTCTAACAAGAAGCTCCAGCTTGCAGCCTTTGACGGAACTCTTACCAAAGAACAATTCGACCAGCATAAAGGGAATATCAACGCGCTGAAGGCGATGAATAAAGGCTTCGCTCAAGGGCAAGCTCACCTAGATGCTGAAGCTCAAAAGTGGGCTAAGGAAGGCATCAAACTTGTTGAAGAACATACCGCCGCTCTAAGAAAACAAAACCAAGAAAAGCTTGCGGGTGAACGTCAAACGGCTGCCGAGCAGCGTAATCGGGTTATAGCTGTTGCTCGTGAGATTAAAGAAGGTAAAGACCACTCTAAGTTTATCAAAAATGCTTCGGCTTTAGAGGCGAATCAACTTAAATTAAAACTGCAAAACGAGAGCTTAAAGGCTGGTTTAACTGCTGACCAGCAAGTCCGTATCTCCACTGGTTTAGGGGCAACTTTAAACCGCCTAGAGACGCTTAAAGCTCCTAAGTTAACTGCTCTTAAAGAGCTTGAGTTCTTTAATCAGCTACAAGGCGGCAGCTCTAAAGCTAAGGCTCAAGGAACCATTGCTTTGCAGGAGATGGCGCAGCATATCCGTCAACTACAAAAGATGGGTAAAGCTGATGAACTATTGAAATGGACTGAAACCTATCAGCAATCTAAGTCTGCCTTTGCAACTAAGTTCGCACCTATCAGCCCCCATCAAGAACAGTTAAAAGAGAGTCGAAGAGTAGCCGAAGCTCAAAAACTACCTATAGCTGAGGTTCTTAAACTTACTGATAAAGGTGATGTAGCTAAACAGTATCGTCTAAGTGATATTCGTGCTAAAGCTTTGCCTGAAGGGGATAAAAAGGATGCTGAAATACGGTATCAGGATCAGGTAAAAGCTCATGGTGTGTTTCTGCGGGAGGAAGAGAAGCAACAGAAAGCTGATAAAGCAGCCGAGCAGAAAATTGATGACACAGCTTCCTTAAAAGCTATCCAGCGTGAAAGAAAGGAGCAGGATAAGCAGAAGGCCATTGATGAAAAAGCTAAAGCTCAAGATGCAGCTAAAGAGGTTGCTGATAAAGCAGCCGAGCAGAGGGATAGAGACCTAACAGCTAAGAAGGTTCTCAAAGACCGACTACAGCAAGAATATGCAAGACAAGCAGCAGTTGCTGAAGCACAAGGTAAGGGTGACAAGTTAACTTTAGCTACAGAACCCCCTAAAACAGACTTTGACCTAAAACGCTCCAAAGACTTAAATATCTTCCAGAAAGCTCGTCAAGGTCAACTATCTCCCCAAGAGCTTCAAGACTTCATCACCAAAGGTTCTCAAGACCCTAAGCGTCTTGTGCGAGAACTGGGGGCTATTCAGAAACAGAGTCGAAGCGCGGAACTCGACCCCAATGTTATCGCTTTACACAGTAATCGTCCTAGTTTACTTCAGGGACATATCGGTATTGAGTTAAGCCGATTAACGCAGATAATTAAAGACATCAATAAACATGATGTGGAAGATCGTAAAAAGACGGCTTCTCAACAAGCGATTAAAGATAACCGCCTTCTTGAGTTCCAGGAAAAAGCTCGCTTAGGTCAGTTAACAACTGCGGATATTAAGTCTGAGAAGGATAAAACCTTACTTCACTCCATGAAGAAAGGCTACGGTGATACAGCCTATGACAATAAACTGTCTCCCACAGTTCGTGCCGATGCTTTGCAGATGCGGAACCTGATTGATGAGCAGCTTAAAGTTATTTCAGCTAAACCCGCAAAGGTTTTAGATGAGGTTGCTAAACACGCTGAGTTAAACCGTCTTGCTCGCAATATCGAACTACTAGACCCGAAACACGCTAACACATCTTCTGAGTTAGGTACTCGCTCAATTGAGCAAAAGACGAAACAGTTAAATAAGACAAAAGAACTAGAGCGGGCAGCAGCAAGCCAATACCTCACCACACAGAGTCTAAATGGTTTAAGTGCGGAGGAACTCACTCACGCCAAAAAGATTATTAACTACCGTAATAACATAGCTGGAGCTAATCAAGCTCAGGCTGATGTTGAACTTAAACTTCTCAGCCATATTCGTGTGATAGAGAAGGCTGCTTCAGATAAAGCGAAAGCAGATAAAAAAGCTGCGGATTATGCTCACCGCCTTAACACTGACCCTGCTTTTCACGCGAGTGAGTTACTAAAGCATCAGCAAGGTAACTTGAAGGTAAACAGTCTAACCGATCGTGTACAGTTAGCAGCTTCCGCAGATAATCGACTCCAAATCAAAGCTGAGAATGAGCGTACCTATCGTCGGGATGCTTACTTCGGCACCTATGGTAACGCAGCAGCTATTCAGGCTCTAGCTACACCTCAAGAGCATAAAGATGCTCGTAACTCCCTTAACTTTCAAGCTAATAACCTACCGAGTAAAGCTGAACGGGACAATGCGGAGGCTATGCTCCGCTTACTCAATGAAAAAGAAGCTCTTGAGAAGAAGGCAATCGCAAATCAAAGCTTAGTTGCCGAGCTAGCTAAGACCCATTACAAAACAGCCGCAGAGATCAACACGCTTGGACGTGCTGAACTAGACATGGCCAAACAGGTTCTTGCTTACCGTATTAAGAACGCGGCAACCCAAACTGAGGCTTACCACCAGCAAGAGTTACTAAATCAGGCTAGTCTTGCCCACCAGATTCAAACTAAAGCGGAACACCGCTTAAATCCTGAGTATCAGGCCGAAAACCGAGCAGGTTCACGCGAGCGTATCCTAGGTGACGCAGGCGCGAGCGTGTTAACGATTCAAGCAGGCTTGATGCTGAATTACAAACTGCTGGCAGGTATGCAGGGTTTGTTCAGCAACGCTATCAGCTCAGTGATTGAACTCGACTCCGCCTTCCGTCAACTGCAAGCGATTTCCGCATCGACAAACACCGAAATGGTGTCGATGAAACAGAACTTAATCCTTGTCGCGCAAGCGAGTAAGTTCAGCGCGGCTGAGGTCGGAAATACCGCTGTTTTACTTGCACAGGCAGGCTTCAGCATTGGCGAAATTAGTCAGTCGATGAAAGGGGTTATCGCTTTAGCTCAAGCTACAGGGACAGAGTTAGGCAAATCGGTTGATGTGGTGACCTCAGTCCTGTCTGTTTTCAATAAAGGTGCGGGTGAAACTAATCAGGTTGTTAACCAATTAACCGAAGCGTTGAACAGATCGAAACTTGACATCAACAAGATGTCCTTAGGTATTCAATATGCAGGTAACATCGCGGCTGACTCAGGTGTCAGTTTTGAAGAGTTAACTTCTGCCTTAGGCGCGATGGCCAACGCAGGTATCCGTAGTGGTTCGACCTTGGGTACTGGTTTGCGTCAGATGTTCATTGACTTACAGAAACCTAGTGAGAAATTGAAAGTCCGTTTAGATGCCTTAGGGCTAAGTCTGGATCAGGTAGACCTACACTCTAATGGCTTGGTTGGGGTGCTGGAGAATCTGCGTAATGCGGGTTTTACTTCTGCGGACGCTTTCCAAACTTTTGAAGTTCGTGCTGCCTCAGCCTTCGCAGCCTTGTCAGGTAACATTAGTGACTTTAATGATTTAAAGGAAAGTTTAAATGATACCAATGCTGCATTTGAGGCCAATGGGGTTCAACTTGAAGCTTTAGCAGTTCAATTAGACCACTTAAAATCCAACCTCGGTATTCTTTCAGCCGAAGCGTTAAAACCTGTGGCAACCCTCGTGCGTGATTTTGCAAAAGAAACAGCACACATGATGGAAAATACCAAGGAAAGCTCTGGGGCGTTAATGGTTTTCGGTACTGCTCTTGCAGGTATCGGGGTAGCTGTTGCAGTAGGCTGGATGGCCAAACTCAGCTTTGAACTTGTGGGTTTACTTGCAGGTCTTTGGAGAATGCCTGCTGCCTTTGGAGCGGCTAGAGCAGCCATGATCCTACACAACACAGGATTAAAAGTATTAACAGGTGAGACCTTAGCAGCTACAGCGGCTACGGCAAGCCTTTGGGGAGCCTTAGTGCGCTTTGCACCACTACTTATTGGTGTTGCTGTGGGGGTGGGAGTGATTACAGCAGCCTACCGCAGCTATGCGAATGAGCTAGGGAAGCTAAATGATAAATTAGATCAAGCAAAAGCTGCGTTTAATAAAGCCAAAGAAAATGCCGCTACAGCAAAAACAGCTTATGACAATGTGAACGAAGCGATTGGTAACCTTACCGCTAAATATGGTGTCCTAAGCGAAAGCCAGACTGCGACAACAGATGAGGCACAATCTTTAGTCACTAAATTTGGTGAGATGGGTTTTGCTATAGATGATTTAGCAAATGTTAAAGTTAGTCAGTTGATGCAAAAGCTTCAAGAGCTTCGCGGGGAATTAAGTAAGGAATATTCCAGCGAAGTTACAGCAAAGTTTGGGGCAGAGATTAACAGACTGAAAGCGGCCTTGGGTGTTGCCAACAATGTGTTGGGTAGTAATAAGTTTACCTCTCGAAGCATGGAGGCTGAGGCTCAAGCACTACAAGGTAACCGTAAAGCGGGTAAAGGTGGAGCAGAGGCTGAGGTATTACGATTACAAGCTTATGACCCAAAAGTCCTAGCTCATGTAGCCAAAAGCCTACTAGCCGTAAAAGACTTTCAAAAGGAAGGGGGTGTTGCAAGTACCTTTAACGTAAAACAGGCCAAAGGGGATTTGACTAGCTTAATTGCCCACTCCAACCTTAATGCCTTCCAAGCAAATTTGGTCGAACAGTATTTCAAGAAGTATGTCGAAGATACCTTTGCAGCCTATGATACTCGTCAAAGCTACTCGGCTGATGTGCAAAAAGCTGACTTTAAGCACACTAGAGATAAGATGAGCATAAAGGGCATGGCTGATGCCAGCGAGAGCGGAACGGCTTTCTCAGCAGCAACAGGCTCACAGTTAGACTTTATTAAGTTATCTGCTCAGGTGGATAAGCAACAAAGTCACGTTTCCTTGCGGGAAAGAACACTCTTAAAAGCCAAACTTGCAGGAGAGGCTAACTCTGTTGTTCAAAGAAATATCAAGATTTATGATGATATTATTAGACAAGCTGATACTGAGTTAGAAACCTTAGCTCAGGCAGGAAAAGCTGCAACTAAACCTTATAATGATAAACTGGCTCTTCGGGGAACTTGGATTGAGCAGCGTTCTGAATTACAAAAGAATAACTCCCCGCTAGTGGATGCGATGCGTAGAGGGTCTGAATTAAGTGATAAGGACAAACTAGCTCTACTTGAGAACCAGCTTGAAACAGAGAAACGCCATCTTGTTAGCATGGAGAAAGTTTATGATAAGGAAACCAGTATCTCTACTTCCAATAAGCTCGCTAAAGGGATAGTCGGCCAGAATGATGTAATAGGAAACCTAATTCAAGATATTACCCGCTTAAAGCATAAGTCAAGCGTAGAGCTTGAGGCTATGTTAAAGGCTGATGTTCAGAAACAAACCTACGTTTTAGAGGATTGGGCGGCTAAGGTCAAAGAGCATAATACTGCGCTGACCCAAGAAAATAGTAAGGAAGCAGTGGATCAGGAGCTTAAATTGGGTGAGAAGAACTTAAAGGATTATGAGCAATCTTATCGGGACTTCAAAGACCAGTATGACTTAAATAACGAGCTGTTTGATAAAGAGCAAAAAGCTATCCGTAGACGTTTCGAGAACCAAGGTAAACGTGTACTTAACTCTGGGGAGATGTTTAAGGGTCTCAACAAAGAGCTATCTGCTCGCGCTCAGGAAGCAGCCAACAACTCTGGCATCCCTCAAGAGTATGCTCAATATGGCCAAGGTATTGGTGGGTTCTTTGCTCGTCAAGCTGCGGAGGCTAAGAGTGGGGTCGTCCTCCACCAATTGAAGCAAAAGAAACTGGCTCTGGATTTTATTAACCTACAAAGCGTTGAGGCAAGGTTTAAGAAGGACTCAGCTAACTACAAGGTTCCAGAAGTGGAGGCTAAACTTGCCGAGCAACGTAAGCGGGTAGCTGACCTTGATGCTCAGATTTTAGACCCGAATACCAGTCGTAAGGATGAGTTAAGACAGACTCGTCAAGACCTACAAGCCTCCATTGATCTTAAGATAAAAGCTCTTGAACAGCATAAAGCTTTAGTCAAAGATTATGAGGAGGAGCGTCAACGGTTACTGGCAGATATTGAGAACCTTAAAGACGACTTGGCTACAGTTGACGAGAATGCACTAGCATTTAAAAACTCCTTCGCCGCAGGCCGTCAAGCGTTAGATGCAGGTTTAGGAACTATCGTGAACGACTGGGCAACCCAAACCATTAAGAACATTGATGACGTGGAAGCCGCGTTTAAGGCAATGGGTTTGTCGATCCTACAGTCGATGCTCAAAGTGGTCAGTGACCGTACAGCGATGGCGTTTACTAATCTTTTGCTTGGTAAAGCTGACGGTAGCACAGGTTCAGGTTTAGTTGGTCAGTTGGGGAGTTTCCTTTTTGGAAACATGGGAGCTACAACTGCTACGGGTGGAGCTAACTTGGGGTCAGTCGCAAGCTCACTGGCAAGTACAACTTTTGGAGCTTTAGCAGGTCAAGGCTCAGGTTCACCTGTTGGTACAAACTCTGTCCTAGCTCCCGTTGGTACAAACTCCGTTTTACGCAGAGCGAGTGGAGGCCCTGTAAGCGGAACGGGGATTGGCAGGGATAGTGTACCCGCAATGCTTACCCCAAACGAGTATGTTCTAAGACCGAGTGCTGCCTCAGCATTAGGGAAACCCTTCCTAGACCGCTTAAATGCTACAACAACGGGGTCATTGAAGCAGTTGGAAGAAAAGGCGGCTGCGCCACAAATTAACGTGGTTCAATCGCCCCCTACGAATGTTTGGGTAGTTAGTCCTGACCAGAAGCAGCAAATGTCGCCTCAAGACGTGGTTGTTACTATCTCTGATGACATTTCAAGAAATGGTAGCATCAAACGGCTTATCAAACAGGTGATCTCTGGAGAGGTCTAAAACTAAAAAGGTTGTGTGGGTTGCTTATTTTCTGAGCGACTCACACTCTACCCTAAAAGTAAAGTGTTTTCGTAAACCTCTGAAACCCTTGCGGCTCTAAGGCTGGAGGCATTGTAAAGTTTTGTACAACATATAGAAACCTTTATATAAGCTTGGCTAGACAGCAATTTTTATATGTTTTTTCTAATATAGAGAAGGTCTATTTTCACATTCTATATGTAAAATGATTTTCCGAAACCTCTGTAACCCTTGTGGCCGTAGGGCTGACCTCCCATCACGAAAACACTTTACTTTGAGGCTAGACTGTGAATGGCTCAGTTTTTGTACAAAATCACCGAAAACTACCGCGTAAAACTGTGGTTTTCGGACAAACAACACCTTAATCACTATCTTTACAAACCGTTACACTAAACCGATTTACAAAAACTTCCTGCTGAGCCAAACTTACTCCATCGAAACGCAAACACAAAACGCGAATCGGTAACACAAACACTTTCACATTTACGAGATAAGATTATGAACCCTGTAGACACTGCAATCGCCCAAGCTGCTGAAGCTGCCAAAAACCTCGAAGCACAAGCTCAACAAGTTATCCCTGCACAAACATCAACTGCCGTTTCTACAGCAGTTGGCGGTTTTGATGATGATGACGATACCCCAAGTGGCTTAGTTGTTGACCGTTGGATTCGTGTTTGCCCTGACGGTGTGTTGTTTGATAAAACTCACACTGCCAAGCAAGCCGTTGACAAACCTTTCCGCGTTGCCATCAACACCCAACGTGAGGTCGGCTACCGTAATATGTTTTCAATCGCTTGGGGTAACCCAACGAAGTATGCCAAAACATATAACAACCCGAAAAAGGGTGCTGCTTTCGATACTGAAGGCCGTCCTTGGACTCAGGTGATTGCTCAAGCCAAAGCTGAAGACCCTAAAGCTTACGACTACCAAACTGCTGAAGTTGCGATGACTTTGTTAGCTGACACCTGTGGGGTTACAGCAGGTAAAGTGTTGGCGACCAGTTTCTCGTTTAGCCAATCAAAAAACTGGTTTAGCTTCTTAGATGAGGTAGCTAAAGCAGGCTTAAAAGGTCAAGTTGTTGAGGTTGAACTAGGACACTTCAAAGAAAACAAAGGCAACTACAAACCTTGGGGTGTCTACACCTTCAAGTTGATTGGTGCCTATAACCCAGCGTAAAACAACAAAGCTTTACAATACCCACTTCGGTGGGTATTTTTTTACCCAGCCCTCCTTTGAGGTGTTTATGCTACACATTTATGATGCCAATAACCATATCCGCCGCGCCTTTGAGCGTGGTGACACTGTAACCGATATGGTTAATCCTAACCCTGCTGAGGTTTGCATTTGGGTCTTTGACGGCGTAGGGGCTAAGAAACCGAGACTTGCTCTCTACCCTGAGTACAAAGCCAAGCGGAATGTTCAAAGTGCGATAGACAGCGGTTTCTTTGACTTCCTACGAGCTATCGAAACAGACCTCTTAAAACACTGCAAGAACACGTTTGTGATGAAGCAACCGTGTATGGAGGCCGATGACGTGATTGCAGCCCTTGTTGAGCAATACAGAGCGTCCCAGCAAATCCTAATCCACTCAAACGATGCCGATTTCCAAGCTCTTGTTGATGAGAACGTAAGTGTTTCTGATCGAAGCAAGAAGCTATCTCACGTAGAACCTCACGACATACGGCTTTACAAAACGCTTGTCGGTGACGCTTCCGATAACCTTGGGGGTATTGAAGGTTTTGGTGACGGCAAATGGCAGGTACTTACTGAGGAAGATAAAGCTGGATGGCGGAACTTTCTCAAAGAGGAGATACCAGAGTGGATGGGTGACAACCTTTACCCGCTTAACGGCCTCACTAAAAAACCTTTAGAGTGGATGAAAGTTACAGAGAACCAACAATTGTTACGAACTTACTGGCAGATTGTCGGGTTCTTACCTGTTAATATGCAGGAACTGAGTGACAAATACACCTCAGTTGGAGTTTACAATCCTGTGAAGTTCCAAGAAACGCTCGATAAATTTATGTGGAGTTAGCCATGCCATTACGAACCTTCTGTCCTCTCAGCAGGCTTGATGCCTTCGCTGACTTTGTAATGAGGAAAGGTTGCCCAAACCGTCATGGTAGAGGTAGCTATCAAGCTTTACAGGTTTACGTCAACCAGAAGTGGGAAATTCTTTACTCGAAGCCCACAGAGTTTCCTGATGTCTGTTTCACCGTAGGAGTTTCACCTCTTAGTTTACTTTTAGAGGTGTTTCTTAAAAACGAACACTAAACACTGTTTCCAAAAACGCAACACCAACCACTACTCAAGTGAGTCCATATCATGTTAGACCCGAATAAAATTGCCAAAACCTTAGTCGATCGCCGTAACCTGAAGGAAGTCTTAATCAAGCTGACCCCGATTTTAGCAAAGACCCAACTACTTGGCTTTGACATCGAAACCCATGACGCGCTTCGCCATGAAGGTTTAAACCAACTGATGAAGATTGACGATGACGGTAAGAAGTCAGCAGGTTCAAAGTTAATCTTCGACACCAACCGTACAACGGTAACTGGCTTCTCGTTCTACCCTGACGGCACCGATGAATCTTATTACTTCAACCTCGCCCACGCTGATGCCGAGAACTGTATTAGCTTCGACGAAGTACGTCACCTCCTTGATAGCTATACTGGTTATTACATCATCCACAACGCGCCGTTTGAGATTGTGATGTTGGAGAAGGGCTTAAATACCAAATGGAAGCTTCCTCACGGCAAGGTGATTGACACGCTGATTCTATGCGTCACCGCGTATAACTCCGACACCTACACGAAGTCGGAGTTTGCCAAACGCCAACTGACTGGCTTGTACAAACTAATACCTGACATCATGGTCGCTTATGGTAGCGGCGACGTTGAACGGCAAGAGGACTTGGTGAACAAGTTCTGTGCCAAAGAAAGTGATGCAGCTCACTCATACAATGGCTTCGTCAAAGAATTTGCGTGGGGTTTTAACCTCAAGAAAGCCAGCAAGCATTGGCTTAATTACACCCAAACAACCTTTGAGGAAGTCTTACAAGGTCGAGGCCATATGGGTCAGATTACAGGGGCTGAGGTCGTCAACTACGGGGCTGACGATGCGATTACCTGTGTGGGTATTTACCATGAAGTCATGGCGTGGCTGATGCAAGAGAACCCTAACGCGATTAAGACCTTCTTTAACCAAGAGAACCCTTGCTGCTGGGTTTATGCTCAGATGAACGCAAGCGGGATGCGTGTTGACGTTGACGCAATCTATCGCGCTCAAGATTCTCAGCGTATCGAGTACGCTGTTGGTTTGCGTAAGATGAAAACTATTCTTGCCGAAGCGTTAAGCACTGTTTGGACAGGTGAGCCGAGTCAACAACTCCTTAAATATGAGAAGTGGTATGAGAAAGGCCGCGACCGTTATCTCAGTCTGATTAAACAGTTCGTTGCGTTACCTGATAACTTATCAGATTATGACCTTGTTAACTTTGGCGTTCGCTCCCCTGTAGGTAAAGGCTGGAGTGGTGAGGAGGCTAATGCTGTAAACCTCAGCCATTACATGCCCATGCGTGTCATCTTGTTTGAAATCTTCGGTTTAAAGGCGATGGTTGAGGCACGTAAGATTCAGTCTGACGGTGAGGCGCGTGACAAGTTACGGGCGAAGGCTGAGGAGAGCGGGAACAAATTGGTGGTGGAGTTGATGGATTGCTATAAAACAATGGGGGAGATTGAGGGTTCGCTCAAGCTTTATATCAACAACTATCTCAAAATGGTCGATCCCGACACTGGAAAACTTTATCCAAGTATCAGTTCTATCTTAGACACACGGCGTACTTCTACCTCAAACCCTTCACCGCAACAGCTTACAAAGTTCGGCAGCAGTAAATTTGTTCGCTCGTTCTTTTTGCCTGACGACGATAACTCAATTATCGTCGCACCTGATTTTAGTGCTATTGAGCTTCTGATAATAGGGGGCTACTCCAACGATGCTGCCTTCCTTCGCGCTTACGGTCAACGGCCTCATGCTGACTTACACAGCCAAACGGCTGCTTTTATGACAGGACTGAGCTTAGAAGACTTTAATAAGCTGCCAAATAAGAAACAACTGCGGAACGAAATCGGCAAACCTAGCGGGTTTGGGTATTTCTATTCTGGGTCTTTGAGTACGGTAGGTAAGCCTTTAGGCTGGGAAAAGGAAAAAATCTGGGAAATGACTGAACTATTTCGTGAAGGCTATGCCGAAGCTGAACAATGGCGTTTAGATACCATAGCGGAAGCAAAGCAACGCGGCTATGTCGAACTCCCTGACCATCTTCGTCGGTATCGTTTTGAGTCAACCCCAACGTGGGCACAGTTGATGCAAAATAAATTTGAGAAACTAGGTGTTAATGAGTTTGGTAAACAGTGTATTAGACGAATCCAAGCTCGTAGCTCAAACATGGCTGTTAACGCGCTGGTTCAAGGGCTTTGCGCCACCTACGCCAAGCGTAAACTCTATCGCGCCATGTTCACAGACTTCCCACGTTTGGGTTTACGAGCAAGAGTGATGACCTTGATTCACGATGAATTAGTTGTCTCCGTTCACCGTGACGACGTTATGAAGGCCAAAGACTACCTTTATGAGTTAATGATTGACAGTGAAGGTATCTTTGACAATGTGATGATTGACTCCAGCATGGCGATGGGTCGCAATTACTTGGCTTTCAATGCCGAAAAGAATCCTAAAGGCTTGGTAGAGCTGATGGAGATTGACAAGGAACTGCCTTGTATCCCTAAAGAGCGTTGGGGTCAAAGAGCTACCGATAATGAAACTGGCTTAATCCTTGATTACCTTTTCAGTTAGGTTTACAATTCTCTACATCTAGTGAGTAGCGTGACAGCAAAGCATTAGATATTATTAAACGTATGAGAAAGCCGTTTTGTTTTTAGCTTGTTGGGTTTACGTTTAGACCCTCTGTCACCAAGCGAAGAAAACTAAAGCGGCTTTTTCATTTTTGAGATTTGAGAACTATGAAAGATTTACTAAGCAGCACCGTAATGAGTTCCCTTGAGATTGCTGAACTCACAGGTAAGCGTCACGATCACGTTATGTTTGACATTCGCAAGATGCTTGAGGAACTAGGAAATCTCACTCCCGACTTTTCGGGAGTGAGAAAAGTTCGAGGTAAAGAGTACGAGTGCTTTAATCTACCTAAGCGCGAAACTTTAATTTTAGTCTCAGGTTATAGTACCGAACTTAGAGCTAAGATTATCGACCGTTGGCAGTTACTTGAGGAGAACTTAGTTTGCGAGCAAGAGCGAATCTTCGCCCGTCAACAGGCTCGCTTGGAAGCCCCACTGATGAGCAAGGCTTTACAGGAAGCGCGTACACGGTTAGGGAAGGAATCGCCAAGCCATGTTTACTCAAACGACTTCGATATGATTAACCGCATTGTCTTAGGCTACCCAGCGAAGAAGTTTAAGGAGTTACAAGGTTTAGATAAGGAAGCAAGCCTGAGAGACGCTTTAACGCCTGAGCAAATCAAAGCCGTTCAAGCCTTACAGAACTTAAACCAACTGCTTCACGAGCTTGACATGAGCTTTGAAGATCGAAAAGTTAAGCTTACCACCATCTTCATGAGAAACCACAACGCAGCACTCGTGGCTGAAGTCTTGAAGTTAAACGCTTAGATTGTGGTAAACTTGTACCCTAAGACTCTTAGGGTACACTTATGGCTGCCATCACCGACTTTTCCAAACACCTAATGTTAAGTGCTTTGCTTACAGCAACTAGAAACCTAAGCACGTTAAAGCATCGGGCTGTTCCTTTACATAATGGGGTTTTAATTGACCCTGCTGTTTATCTTGGTGCCGATGCCCGAGTCTTTGGCCTCCATGTGTATGGCCATAACCCCCCTGCGGTAACGAACACTGAAGTCATTCAATGGACAGCAATTAACAACTGGCCAACAATCACTGAGATTGCTATTCTAAACGCTGGTAGTCAGGACGTGCTTGTCAGAGCAACCCTTCCTTCCCCGTACACAATGACGGCTGGCAGTATCTTCACTGTGCCAATTAACTCGTGGGAGATCGCCCTTGTTTAGCTCACTAGCGAAGTCTCATGTCAGGTTGAACTACCTACAAAATCTTGACCTGTCTCTGTTTACGGTTGAGACGGAGTATCAGGAGTTTGCGGCCAACACGTCTTTCAGTGACAGCTATTCTTTCGCGCTCTCCACAAAAGTTCCAAGTGTCCGAACCTTCATACTCAAAATCCCTGTCCTGCGTTATTACTTCGACTCCTTTGGCGGCATTGATATTACCGTTAACAAAGACACGAACATGGCTTGGGTAGAGTGGATGTACAACGTACATAAACTACACAAACCGTTTCTGTTTACGCACCCTGTTTATGGTGTCGTGAAGGTGAGATTCAAAGAGGCATTGAGAGTACCTAAGGGTGTAGCAGGTGGCCAAGCTTGTGTTGAAGCTTTAGAACTACAGTTGGTTGAGACTTCAAACCCTAGACCGCTCGCTAATTTCACACCTCAATACACCGACCTGCTCTTTGACTTCCCCTATCACTTGGTCAGTACCGAGTATAAGCCCGAAGGCTTGGCAGTGCCGTTAGGCGGCAACTATGCCTACACCGTGGCAGGCAATAAGCCTGAACAGAGAAAGTTCACGCTTTACTTCAAAGGTTTTAGGTATATCCAAGATGGGTTGAATCTTCGCACCGATGAAGACGCGCAACTGAACATGGCTCGGCTTGAAATGTTTTACAACTTACACAAACTAGACAAACCTTTTGACTATAACCATCCTGTTTTTGGTATGACTAAGGTAAGATTTGACCAACCGTTAAAAGTTCCCGCAGGTCTGCAAAACAGTAACTGGACTGGCGACTTACAGCTTAATTTAATTGAGGTAGTCACTGATGCTTCCCGTTACTCCTAACCCTACAGAACACCTTGCCGAAGCCCGAAAACTTAATCCAAACCCGTATGTCGAGCTGTTTGAGATTAAGATTCAACAAGATGTTTATATCTGGTGTACTTCCCACCCAGATGTTAGGTGGAAAGGCCAGCTTTGGGCAAATTACCCCTTAACCTTTAGTGGGTACAACGTGCAGTCAACAGGTGAGCAATCTCGGCCTAAGCTTCAGATAGCAAACCCAAACGCTATCTTTTCAAGTTTCGTCGCCAAAGATCAGCTAAAGAAAGCCACTGTGACCCGCTACATGGTTTTCAGAGACGACTTGGTAAATGATGTCCGAGTTTACATTAGAAACAAATGGCAGATAAGCCGAGTGGCGACTTTAACCAAAGATAGTATCACCTTTGAGTTGAGAAGTATCTTGGATGGTGTTCGCTATACTTTGCCAGCACGTCAATACTTGCCACCAGATTTTCCTTCTACAACTATGAGCTAAAGCCATGCAAGTCAACGAACTCATCAACCTACCCTACACGGACGGCGATCAGGACTGTTATGGTCTAGTTCGCCAATACTACTTAAAAGAGTACGGCATCCAACTACGGAACTATGCTCGCCCAATCGGTTTTGACCATGAAGGCTTAGACTTAATTGCTGACAATTTTCGTAAAGAAGGGTTTGAAACATTACCTACCTTCAGCCAACATAGCTTGGAGAAGGGTGACGGTATCTTGCTAAGAATCGCTGGCGGCAAAGCTATCAACCATGTTGGTGTTTACTTGGGTAAAGGTTACTTCCTACATCACTTGTACGGTAAACTTTCTGAGGTGAGTTACTTCGACCCACGGTGGTTTGCACGAACTGTATTTGTAGTGCGTCACCCCGATATTCGTGAAGCCAACTGTAAGGCAACTAAAGAAGTTAACCTGCTTGACCTGCTGCCCCCGCACTTAAAAGAGAGAATGGGTTATGGACTCTAAATTACTGCCCTTCTGGAACAGCCACCAAGAACGCTGCGGCTATGTTGACCTTAACAACAATGTTTTTGAATTACCCAACATTCACGAAGACAAGAAGAACGGGTTTGAGCTTGCAGAAATCCCGCCTGAGGCTGTAGCCCTATGGCACACTCACCCGTCTGGCTGTCCTAACTTGTCGATTGAAGACTTCCACTTATTTAATAGTCTGCCTCACCTACTGCATATCATTGTCGGCATCCGTGAAATCGCTTACTATTTCGTGGACACTGACGGTTCGTTATTAAGAAAGGAGGGCAGTCGTGTATAAAGTTACCTTAGGTTCATTGAGCTTAGACATCACCGCTAATACTCCGCGTGAGGCTCTGTCGATTTTCCAGAGCCACCTACCTCAAGACGTTCGACAAATTGTCCAAGTCAGTGGTATTCACTGTGCTGCTGACTTAGATGACGTGCGCGAGAGCGGTATTTTAGACATCACACCTAAGTATTTTGGAGCAGGCGGAGGTAGTGAAAAAGGCAGTTGGCTTCAAATCGGTTTAGGTGTCCTATTGATTATAACCGCACCATACCTGTCAGGAGCTATAGGAACTGCTTTTGGGGGAATAGCTAAAGGGACAATCGCCACCTTCGGTTTCCAGCTCGCGTTAGGCGGGGCAGTCGCGCTCTTAAATAAAGCACCTAAGGCTGATCCAACGTCAGGCGATAAGAAGAGTCGCTTCATTAACGGTAATGCCAATACCATTAAAGAGGGAACACCTATCCCCCTAATTTATGGCCTACAGAAAGTTTACCTACATTTCCTATCCTTCGACCTAGACTCGAAAGACTATAATCCAGCCTGAGCCTAAACTTATGACTACGACAAAATTACTAAGGCTACGTGGCGCAGGCGGAAAGAAGCCTAAGAACCCAACCTATACAAACGATAACCTGTTTTCGGAAGACAGTATCGAACTCCTACTTGGTGTAGGAGAAGGGCCGATTAAAGGTTTAGAAAATGGAGCTAAAAGCTTCTTTGTTGGAGATGTACCCCTTGAACGTGTAGAGGGTGCGTCAACAATTAAGAATTTTGCCAACCTAATTATTAACCCTAATGCTCTAAACGATACAGGACAAGGGGTGGATTACCACAATGGTTTTCCCGAAGGAATAGCCCACGATGTAGTCTTTCAGAAAGGAGGAACTTCCGCCTCTGTCGAGGTAGGGACACGGGTTCTTTATTCCACTCCTGTTATTCGCTACACCCCAAGCAACATGCGTGGGCGTATCAAGAAGTTAGAAGTTCGAGTTAATATCGCGCAATTGGGTATTGAGGACAGCAATGGGACTCGCAACAACACAGCAAAGTTCCGTATCGAATATAAAACAAGCGACCCAAACTCTCTCTGGACGATTTTAGATGCTGCCTACAGTTTTCCTTTACTTCCAGCAGCTAAATCCTTAGCCGTTGTTTCCAGCTCACGCGAAGGGGAAAACGAATACCAATTGGAGGGTAAGACAGGCTCAGGTTTTATTATTGATTTCACTATCCCTGCTAACCCTCTTGCGACTTTACCCCCTCAGTTTGAGCAAGACTGGATGATCCGAGTCACAAAAAATAGTCCTGACTATTTAGATGGGGGTAGTGCGACGAAAGAGATCGCTGAAATTATCTTTGATAGTTTTCAGATGATTGGAGATGCAAGGATGGATTTCCCCAACACAGCCGTTATCCATGTTCTTGGCACAGCCTCAGATCAATTCAGTAGTCTCCCTGATTTCTACGGTATCTATAAGGGTTTGATAACCCCAGTACCTGTTGGCTACGACACCACACGAGCTGACCCCCATGAGTTTGTTACTTGGACAGGCGCACTCGAAAACAAGTACCACAGTAACCCTGCTTGGGTTCTCTATGACCTGCTCAATAATGAGCGTTATGGCTACCGTAAATACGTTAGTGACCTTAACCTAAACAAGCAGGATTTTTATGAGGCAGGCATTTGGTGTGACTCCCAAGTCTTAGGAGATAACCTCCAATCTGAACGTCGATACACCATGAACATCACGATTGCTGAAAACCAAAATGCTTGGGACTACCTACAAAATATCGCAGGCGCATTTGACGGCATTCTTTACGATGACGGCGAAGGCACTGTGCGGCTCAAAGTAGACAAATGGGTAGAGCCTAAAATTATCTTCACACCTGAGACAATCAACGCTGAAGGCTTCGCTTACAGTTTTACCGATGTGGCAACGCAGTATAACGAGTTAACGGTCAGCTATGTAAACCCTGCGAGAGGCTGGGAAGAATCTCGTACTGTTGTGAGTTACGGAAAATCTGATGCTTCAATAGATAACGGCCAAGCTGTTAACGGAGTGATCCCCTTAGACTTCGTTGCTGTTGGCTGCATCACGGAGAGCGAGGCAAAACGCCGTGGGCGTGTAAGGGCTTTGACAGCGAGTACCGAAAATACACTCATTAACTTTACAACAACAAGATTGGGTTTAGCTTTAGACCCACTTGAGATTTTCTATGTGGCTGACCCTTACATGGACTGGGGGCAAACAGGCCGAGCTGAAGTAATCTCAGGCCGTAATATCTATCTTCGGGATGAGTTACCGTGGACTGTTACCGATCTCAGTGTCCCTTATCAAATGCGTATTCAGACTCTCTCTGATGTGCTTTTGTGTGATGTACTGTTACTATCACCGACAAGCCTTTTGGTTATTGACCCCATAAGTTCAGGAGCTGTTGCTGCCTCTGTTTTTGACAATGCTCACTTTGCTGAGTTCCCTGTATTCGTTCTATCAGGAGGCCGTATTCACTACGGGCAACCTAAACCTTTCCGCGCCACCACGTTGGAGCCGACAAACAACTATAACCTATTCAACATCTCAGGTTTAGAAGTGAACCCTCGGAAGTTCGATATTATTGGGGACGGGGTTAACATCAGCCTTTCAATTATTGGTGATCGACTCTCAGGCTTAAATCTTCGCTCTTATTTTAGAGACACTTACATCGCCCCTGAGAACAAGTTCCAAACCGTTACAATTGTACTAGACGGTACTCAGCAAGCCATTACAAGTGATTTTTTACTTATCACAGCGGCTGACGTGAATAGCTATGCTTTAATGGTAGGGGACTGGAGTGACATTTTACCCCCTATGGTCAAACCAAAACTGGTAATTAAGGGGAACGTCAAGATTCTAGGCCGTGGCGGCAAAGGCGGTGATGGTGGAGCTTTGATGGGGATTGACACTCAAGGCGGTGGATTAGCCAGCTTTACTTTACCACCTGATTATGGTTTCCCTACTGGCTCTCTAAGCGTAATGGGTGGTCAAGCAGGTCAAAACGGTGGCCCTGCGGCTAACTTTGAAAGTTTACTCGATCTTGAAATACAGGTAGGGGCTACTTTAGAAATAAGCGGCGGCTACGGCGGCGGCTACGGCGGCGACGGCTGTTATGTAGCTGTACCTGCCTACTTAACAGGGTTTGGTATTAGAGCCTCAGCTAGTCGGGAGCTGTCCATTTTCCGTCTTTGTGGTGCAGGAGGCAGCGGTGGCCGCCCATTTGGAGCAGCAGGAGCAGCAGGAGCAACCAACTATGGGGTGTCTTCTGGAACAGTGGGTTTGAAAGGGACTGGAGGCATCTGTCCTGATCGACAACTCCACCCTGTAGTTCAAACAGGGTTATTAGTTAAGGATGGTGAAGGCCATGATGGTTTACCTGTAGCTGATACAAATGATCCTAGTCCTGAGTTTGTTATAAACCCAACTAACGGCCATACAAACCTTTATACTTACGCGGGTTCTCGCGTTAACGGTTCACAGGGCGTGGCAATCACAAACTACGGTAACGTAAATATCACAGGCTCAGGCCGCCTTATTATCACACCTTAAAGGAAACCCTTATGACTCTCATGGTAGGAAAAGTTTATAGCGACGCGGGAACGCCAAGCAACGCAGTTGGCGATCAAGGCGACATCTTTATGCAGCTTGATGGTTTGAAAACAACCTACCGCAAGGAAGGTGGAGCGTGGACACCTATTGGCAACCAGCTCGGTACAATCCCTGAGTTTCTAAAAGGGCCCGGTGTGCCAAGTAATGCGGTCGGCGAAGACGGCCAGTATTATCGGGAAGTAAACACGGAAGCGATTTACCAAAAAGACGCAGGAGCTTGGTCAAACATTGGATCGTGGACTTCCCTCGGAATTCAGCAATCACTACTGAGTAACGGTATCGGTGCTGATTTAGCGGTGACGAATCACGTTTCAAATATCGACACGTTCATTGAAGCGGGTGCAGAAGGGTACTACGACGGTACGACAACTGGCACGAAACCTAGCACCTATGGGCTAGTAAAAGCGCGGCGGGAAAATACTACCTATATTTATCAAGAGGTTCATACCTCAGATAACCAGTGGGTTACACGCTACAGTTTGAATGGGGGGACTACATGGACTGCGTGGCGTGTTACGGCCAGTCAGGATGGAGATAATACTCGTAGATTTAAAGCCTTAGCGGGTGTGGCTTCCGACGATGTTGCGGTGGTGAGTCAGATACCTACTATTCCTAACCCACCTGTTTTAGGTATAAAGTATTTTGGTGTACTTAACATCAACGGGGCTTCGATAACATTTGTTCGTCAATTCAATTTAGCCTCTTTTATAAGAAGTGCGGCAGGGGCTTACGAGGTTACTTTTGCAGGGGTAGGTTTAACGGGTACGGATTACTTAGTGCTTGTCCACGCGAAATCCAACTCAGGTGACCCCTACAATGTTGGTCAGACTGTGCAGATTGCTAGAGTGACTAAGAAGTCCACGACAGGCTTCAAAGTGGTATGTGGGGATAACAACACAGACATAAATTCCGATTGCCAAGAGTTAACTTTTATCGTTTGGGATTAACCCAGTTTTACAAAAACCCAACCAAACCTTATACTCTACTGAACTCACACCTCAGTAGAGATTAACCCTTATGGCTGCCGAACCAGCGACAACCCTCTTCGGAGTTAAACATTCCGCCCTGTTAGCAGGTTTCGTAGGAAGCTTAGTTGCTTTAACCTTCCTACGAGAACTAACACGGTTTCAAATGTTAGCAGCTCTCGGCACAGGATTAGCCACTTCGACTTACCTCACCCCTTTGGCCATGTACTACTTTAGTGTCACTCAGGACATGAATGACGGGGTAGCTTTTCTGCTGGGTGTCGTTGCCATGAATGTCATCCCTGCTGTAATTGCGGTTTCCGAATCTATCAAGGATGACCTTTTAGCGATCATTAAAAAATTCATGTCAAAATAGGTAGCCTCCTATGTTCACACTCCCTTTGCTCGTCGTCCTTAACACGTTTGTCTCAGGGGTCATCTTATTTGAAGCCCTGTGTGCCATGAACCAAATGTCTCGTAAGACCCCACATAAATTGCGAATAGCTTACCTGCTTCTAAGCATCGGGGCTGTATGCACCCCATTTGCCGCAACATCCCCCTCCCTTCTGATGAATCTGTCAATTGCTTATTTGTTGTTTATTCATCAACCTAAACAGGCTATACTGAGCGGAAATCAGAAACATTTTTTTGTAGGCGGAAAGACACATGGCTAATCAATGGTTAACAGGATCAGGCGTACCGTCATTAGGTATTGGTCAAGTTACAGACTATTACCGTGATACGGTAAGCAACCTTGTGTACTACCGCGAGAATGCTTTCACATGGGTAGTTGTCCCCGCTTTTACACCTAGCCCTGATGGCATTGGCACGACTTGGTTGCATGGTAATCTTCCCCCTTTGACGGGTCAAGGTAGTGATGGCGACTACTTCTATGAAGACACACACAAAATTGTTTACCGTAAGGAAGGAGCTACTTGGGTTCCTAAAGGCAGTTTAGATTTTATTGGTCTCTATGGCGTTCAATGGGGCAACGGTTTAGGCGCACCCACGTCAACAGTCCCATTAAATAATCTACCAGCAGGCTCTTTTTACTTAGATGTGGAAACCTCCGACATCTATTTCAAAAACTCTACTATGGTTTGGGAGTTGAAAGGTCAGCTAGGCGACGGTGGCGGTGGCGGAAGTTCAGTCACTGTGGAAGACGTGCTTAATTCAACTAGCACGGTTAATGCTTTATCTGCAAACCAAGGTAAAGTGCTAAACGACACCTTAGCTCTCACAGCTCCACTAGCCTCTCCAGCCTTAACAGGCACCCCAACTGCCCCGCTTGCCCTTCCCAACACAAATACCACGCAGGTTGCGACTACTTCGTTTGTCCGTCAAGAAATCAATGCGATAACACCTAGCTCTATTGGAGCTGAGAACCAAGCTAATAAGGTAACTAATCTTAGTGTGCCTAGTGATACTACTTTTCCTAGTACAAATGCAGTAATTGCAGGACTAGGAAATAAACAAGCAGCAGATGCAACTCTGACAGCACTTGCAGGATTAAATGCCACAGCAGGGGTTCTTGTAGAAACTGCTGCTGATACATTCACTAAGCGGACTATTACAGGCACAGCCTCGCAGGTTACAGTTACTAATGGGGATGGTGTAAGTGGTAATCCTACCATTAGTTTACCTGCAAGTGGAGTTACTGCTAATACTTATGGTAGTGCTAGTGCAATACCTGTGGTGACTGTTAACGATCAAGGTGTGGTTACTCTTGTAACAACGGCTGCCGTAACGTCCCCCACAGTGTTCAGTGACTCTGCCTTCCGCATACAAGACAACGCTGATGCTAATAAGATATTGGCTTTTGAGGTAAGCGGCAT